CCGTAGCACAATTTTCTGCAAGAGTGTTATCAACATTGATCACTAGCGGACTATTATTTAGAGTGTTACCTATTGTAGCAAGAATTGCAACTCCTATTCCATTTTTTGGACCAATATTTGCCGGATTAAGTCTAATTGCTATGACACCAGCTGCTAGAACTTATATCAGTACTTGGGTAAATTCTAATGGATCGTGGTTAAGTAAAATTATTGCTACCTATTTATTATCTCACGTGATACCACCAGACAGTAAGATAATTGCTTCTGCAGCCAGTTTAGCCGCCGAAGGAACGAAAAAGTTCGGTGAATTTTCCGATCAAATGCTCAGCGATGTAGGATCTTCAGTATTACACCGTCATTCCGACACTCCAGCTGATACAACTACTGCACCTAGTAATTCTCAAGATGATTATATCAATCCAGCCTCAGTTGGCGGAGCTCAGACACCGTCTATAAATCAAAAAATAGATAAAATTCGAGAAAAGTTAATTAGCTTAGGAGAAAAAATTCCTGCAACTGGCGCACCTGATGAAGAATTTTACGCTGCATATCATAGACACAGAAATGATGTTAAAGGCATTCAAGAATCAGGTGAGTCAATTCGTGAGTTATCATTAAAATTACAAATCCTTGAAGATGCAAAATCTGATGCAGAAGCAGGCGCTAAAGAATTTATGCAAGATTTTCCAGATTTAGTACAAATTATTCAACAGAGAATGACACAGAACGCTCCTGCTCAAGGCGGAACTCCTACACCTGCACAGCAAGACATACCTGCACAAGGCGGAACCTCTGCACCAGCAGTTAGCACAACTGCGGGTCCTTTGGGTGCGCAAGCATCTGCAGGTGGATTAAATGTATCTGCCGGACCGCAGGGTAGCAATTTTGATGCAAGCGGACATATCACCGGAATGCCGCCTACAACATTAAATGGACCAAATCAAGAATTATTAAATAAAGCGGCAGAACTCACAAAGGCAGGAAATACCGAAAAGGCAAAGATATATACAGACGTATATGCAAGACAAGTAGCACAACAAAAGGCTGCTAAACCTACATCTGAAAATACAGAATTAAACAGAATCATTACATTAGCAAAAAACAAATAACATCATTTACATTGACAGTAAATAAGAATTAATCTAAACTAGGCATTTAAAGGGAGAAAATTTATGAGTAGAGCATATGGCGCCGAAGAAAAGGCAAAACTTGAAAGACTTATCAATGAAGGTTCAACTGTTTTAAGAGAAATTGAAGATCTCAACGAAGGTCTCAAGGACACAGTCAAGGCAGTAGCAGAGGAACTAAATATCAAGCCGAGTGTTATCAACAAGGCTATCAAAATTGCACATAAGGGCAATTGGCAAGATCATAATTCCGATTGGGAAGAGATCGAAGCAATTCTAGACGTCACAAAGCGCATCTAATTGCAACAGGAAAGGTTCTACGAGCCATAAATCGTATTGCGGGTGAGTGTGAGCCGAAAATCACACAGGAGAAAAATGAGTTATGTCGATGCATATTTCGACCGTGATAATGATATCATTAAAATTGTCGAAAGAAATTCTAAAGGTGAACGGGAATTTAGAGATGTTCCTGTAAAACACACTTTCTATTATAAAGATCCAAAAGGAAAACATCAAAGTATTTACGGTGACCCAGTATCAAGGGTTGTTTGTAAAAATACTAAAGACTTCCGAAAGGAAATGGCTATTGCTAGCGGCAAGCAAATATATGAAGCAGATATTAATCCAATCTTTGTTTGTTTGTCAGAAAACTATTTAAATCAAGATGCTCCGAAACTTAATGTAGCATTTTTCGATATCGAAGTGGACTTTGATCCAGAAAGAGGCTATGCTAGTCCAGATGATGCATTTATGCCTATTACTGCAATCGCTGTCCACTTACAATGGTTAGAAACACTTGTATGTCTTGCAATTCCTCCAAAGACATTAACTATGGAGCAAGCACAAGAGCAAATCAAAGACTTTCCAAATACTATTTTGTTTGATAATGAAGCAGAATTGTTAGATACGTTTTTAGATTTAATTCAAGAAGCAGACATTTTAAGTGGATGGAATAGCGAAGGGTTCGATATTCCGTATACAGTTAATCGTGTTATTAAGGTGTTATCGAAGGAAGACACTAGACGATTCTGTTTGTTTAATCAATTACCAAAAAAGCGTGAGTTCGAAAAGTTCGGTAGACAAGCAACTACATATGACTTTGTCGGGCGTGTACATATGGATAGTTTAGAACTATATCGTAAGTATACCTATGAAGAAAGACATAGTTACAGACTAGACGCAATTGCCGAATACGAGTTAGGAGAACGAAAAACACAGTATGAAGGTACACTTGATCAGTTATACAACAATGATTTCAAAACATTCATTGAATATAACAGACAAGATACTATGCTTCTTGATCGTTTAGATAAGAAATTAAAGTTTTTAGATCTTGCTAATTCACTTGCACACGAAAATACAGTATTGCTCCAAACTACAATGGGAGCAGTAGCAGTAACAGAACAAGCAATCATTAATGAAGCACATCGTAGAGGATTTGTTGTCCCAAATCGTCCCAAATCAGATGAACGGGAAAACACCAATGCAGCCGGTGCGTATGTTGCATATCCAAAAGAAGGAATTCAAGACTGGGTAGGATCTTTAGACATCAACTCCCTATATCCTTCAGTAATTCGTGCGTTAAATATGGGCCCGGAAACGATTATCGGGCAATTAAGAACAGTCGGAACCGATGCGTATATCGAAACTCAAATGGCAAAGGGCAAATCATTTGCATCTGCATGGGAAGGTCATTTTGGCACACTTGAATATGAGTCGGTAATGAAGCAAGAAATCGGTACTGATATCACAATCGATTGGGAAAATGGTGATATTGATATTGTAAGTGCAGCCGAAGTATATCGACTAATTTATGAAAGTAATCAACCTTGGATGTTAAGTGCAAACGGTACTATCTTTACGTGGGAGAAAGAAGGAGTTATTCCCGGATTGTTAAAGCGTTGGTATGCAGAACGTAAAGAAATGCAGGCTAAAGAGAAGGATGCACAAAATGCAGGTAACGAGATTGAAGAAGAATACTGGGCAAAGAGACAGTTAGTTAAAAAGATTAATCTAAATAGTCTATATGGTGCTATTCTTAATCCAGGTTGTAGATTCTTCGATAAGAGGATAGGACAATCTACTACATTAACTGGTCGTCAAATTGCAAAACATATGGCTTCCAAAGTTAACGAGGTTATTACAGGTGATTACGATCACGTAGGCAAAGCAATTATTTACGGTGATACTGACTCCTGTTATTTTTCAGCGTATAAGATCTTAAAGAAGGACATCGATAACGGTAGTATTCCATGGTCAAAAGAAGCAGTAACTCAACTATACGATCAAATTGGCGAAGAAGTCAATGGAACATTTGCACAATTTATGTTAGACCAGTTTCATTGCCCTAAAGTTCGCGGGGAAGTTATTAGAGCAGGACGAGAAATTGTAGGATCAAAGGCATTGTTTATTACTAAAAAGCGGTATGCAGTACTTGTATATGATAAAGAAGGTAAACGTAAGGATAAGGACGGCAAACCCGGAGAAATTAAAGCAATGGGGTTAGATCTCAAACGTTCAGATACTCCAGAATTCATTCAAGACTTTTTAAGTAAAGTACTCGAAATGGTACTTACTGGCTCTCAGGAACAAGAAGTATTAGATTACATCACTGAGTTTAGGACTGAATTTAAAATGCGACCGGGTTGGGAAAAAGGAAGCCCTAAAAGAGCTAATAATATTACCGAATACGAAGCAAAGGAAAAACGCCAAGGCAAAGCAAATCTTCCGGGACATGTTAGAGCAAGTATTAACTGGAATACATTAAGGAAATTATATAACGACAAGTATTCTATGATTATCCTCGATGGAGCGAAGGTTATCGTATGTAAACTTCGGCCTAATCCACTAGAATTTACTAGTGTAGCATATCCAGTAGACGAACTTAGATTACCGCAATGGTTTAAAGATTTGCCATTCGATCATTCAGAAATGGAAGCAACTATTATCGATAAGAAACTAGATAACCTAATTGGAGTATTGAACTGGAATTTATCTAGTACTGAAGAGAAAAATACATTTAATAGTTTATTTGAGTTTTGATAAGAATAATTCTTGACTACAGACAATAACCTAAATATAATAACATAATACGGAGAATAATAATAATGAAAGATATTTTACAGGATTTAATTGCACATACTCACGCACTAGGATTTATTCCATTAGTTAAGGTTTCGTCTATTAATAGCGAAACTGTTATCGAAGCACGAGCTGATGATCTTTCAGTAAATGTGTTTGGCAAGACTAATAATCCAATTGAAGGATTCGACGGGGTATTCGGCATGCCTAATCTAAATAAACTCGACATTCATTTAAAATGTCCTGAGTATAAAGAAAACGCACAAATTACAATAGAGACAGAAGACCGAGATGGGGTAGAGGAACCTGCTGGATTACACTTTGTTAATGAAACTGGCGATTTTAGGAATTATTACCGATTCATGAGCAGTATTGTTGTTAACAGCAAATTAAAATCAGTGAAATTTAAAGACAATGGTCCAACGTGGGTTATCGAATTTAACCCGTCGCAGAATAGCATCCAACGACTTAAATTCCAGCAATCTGCACATTCAGAAGAAACAGTTGTTAAAGTCAAATCAGATAACGGTAATCTTGTTTTTAGTTTCGGTGATGCAAACACTCATGCTGGCTCATTTGTTTTTGAATCAGGTATTTCAGGATCATTAAAGCAACCGATGTCATGGCCTATTTCACAATTAATTAGCATTTTGTCTTTGCCTGGCGATATGAGCATTAAAATTGCAGAAAATCCAGGTGCGATGATGATCACTGTTAATAGTGGATTAGCAGAATACAATTACGTATTACCTGCTCATACGAAATAAGATGGAAACACATAAAAGAACTATTGTTCGAATGATTACTTATAGAATATCTGCATGGTTATTCACGATTCTATGGACATACATGTTCACTAACGATATCGGAAAAAGTACAGGATTTGCAACAATATTACATATTCTTTTAAGTATCGATTACTATATTCACGAACGAATATGGTTAAAAATTAAATGGGGCAAAATATGAACGAAGATTTTGATTTAGAAAAATTTGTAGAATTATTTGATATAGCAATGACATCAGATAATCCTACTGTAAGAAAAGCATTTAAAAATTTAATGATCGTTGCGGCATTAGTAGATTCGGAAAATACCAGTAAATCACTCGGACCATTAAAAGAGATTCTTACTGAATTTAGAAAGCTGTCTAATCGGGTGAACACATTAGAGGTATCTAGGTATACATCAACGCCTTATACTAACGGAAATGTTACAATTAATACTAATACTCCGTACTATGGAATAGCACCTACATATACTTCTACTACTAGCGTATCGACTGCAAATATGGGGTATACTATTACTAATGATCAACTCGATAAGTACTCTCACATTTATACTACTTTAAGCAAACCTACCGATGAATAAAGATTTAACAGCAACACAGAACGATTATGCAGTATTCTTACCTGCAACATCTGGATTCTATGCTACCTTTATCGGAAAACAACGGTATAGCAATTATGTCGACCCTGCAAGACTTCCCACATCATTCACTAATGGTGTAGAAAGTCTCAACTACCTAGAGCCAGAAAAGGGATTATTTTACTATAACTGGTGCTTATATTCTGCAGGCCATGCTAACTTAGATATTAGTAAGCAAGACGAAGCAGAAGATATGTTTCGAAATAGAGATAGAACTACTAGTTGGGTTCTCGGTGATTCGGGCGGATTTCAGATCGGCAAAGGCGTATGGGAAGGAGATTGGAAAAATCCTAATTGTCCAAAAGCACAAAAGAAGAGAGAACAGGTTCTAGCATGGATGGACGCATACATGGATTATGGTATGTGTTTAGATATTCCGGCATGGGTATGTCGTAGTCCCGAAGGGCAAAAAGCAACTGGTATCCGAACATATGAAGAAGCAGTAGATGCAACGTACATTAACAATGAATACTTCGTTAATAATCGAAACGGTAATTGTAAGTTTCTAAATGTTCTTCAGGGAGAAAATCACGCGCAAGCTGATGATTGGTATAATCGAATGAAGAAGTATTGCGATCCAAATATCTACGGTGATAAGGCATTTAACGGGTGGGCGATGGGCGGACAAAACATGTGCGATGTTCACTTAATTCTAAAAAGATTAGTCACACTACGATTCGACGGATTATTAGAACAAGGTAAACAAGATTGGATGCACTTCTTAGGAACTAGCAAATTAGAATGGGCAGTATTATTAACTGATATTCAACGTGCTGTTCGTAAATATCACAATCCTAACTTTACTATTAGTTTTGACTGTGCAAGCCCATTCCTAGCAACTGCAAATGGACAGATTTATATTCAAACTGAAACTAAAGATAGAGAAAAGTGGGTTTATAGAATGGTTCCAAGTGCAGATAATAAAAAGTATTCATCCGACACACGATTGTTTAAAGATGCTGTTGTACAAGATAAACTTTTTAAAAAGAAATCAAATAGCAATGAATTCTATGGGTTTGAATCTAGTCCTCTAATTGACCAGGTCGAAATGAAGGACGTCTGTATTTACAGTGCAGGAGTTCCTAATCCTACCTTACCAAAAAATGTAACACCGGATCCATACAATCCCGATCATTGGGAAGTATTACCTAGTTACAATAAATTAGGAAAAGTAAGCGAACGGACAAGTTGGGATAGTTTCAGTTATGCTATTCAAATGGGTCATAACGTGTGGCATCATATCAATGCTGTGCAAGAAGCAAATCGTCAATATGACATCGATGTTAGACCATCAATGCTTATTCGAGACGGTCTTGTAAAAACAGAATACTTTAGAAATCTAGTCGACGAAATTTTTCAAATAGACGATTTCGATAAAGCAATGGCACTTGTTGAAGAAAATGAAAAGTATTGGGATACTATTATCGGAACTAGAGGTAACACTGGAAAACGTCTTATGAATTCTTCAACGAATTTTCATAATTTGTTTGAAGAAGTTCCGCAAGAAGAATCCGACGATGACTTTGAAACAGATCCTGATAACTTTTCAGAAGAGAAACTTGATAAATTAGAAGAAGAACTTAGAAATGAAACGTAATTATTCAACCGGAACTACAGATAATGTTACATTTTTTACCGGAGTTGAAATTGAAAAGACTCCTGCTTACGGAAAGCAAACGCTTTTCGTAGTGGGACTACATCCGGTAAACACAATTGAAGAAGTATTAGCCGAAACTACATATGATACAAGGCATATCTTTTTTGGCGCTAATCATAGTTTTAATCCGCGAATTTCCGAAGATTGGGATCAATGGGAAAAAATGATAACTCACTTTTTAGAGAAAGGTTACTTGTGTTCATTAGACATCCCGTTATCACATGCTGAAGAGTTTAATGAAGGGGGATTGTGCAGTTACGGCACTTTTATTCCGCAAATTAGAATACCATTGCCTTACATGCAACTTTGGAATTATAATACTATGATCAAACTCGATGATAAAGGATTTAATGCAACTAATCCTGGTGTTTGGAGTCATAGTTTACATGAGCTGAAGGATCGTGAGAATTTTACTTCATGGTATGATTATAAAAATGACAGAATTATTAAATAAGATTCGTTCTTATCTATTGACATATTATAATGTATTTGTTACAATAAACTATAAATTAACAATAAAGAACAAAAATGAGTCAACAAGAAACTAATATGATTTGGGTAACGTTTAGAAAGGAGGGCATCCATGCATACCCTGCTGCACTAACCGAACCTGCACTCGAGGATGTTAAATTTTTAGGACATCCTCATAGACATATGTTTCATTTTAAAGTTTGGATTCAAGTATATCACGATGACAGAGATATCGAATTCATTCTATTTAAACGCGAGCTCGAAGGGTTATATAACAACTCTGTACTTGAGCTTAACAACAAATCTTGCGAAATGATTGCTCGTGATTTATACGAAGAAATCCATCGCAGATATCCAGGCCGCGAGGTTTGTATCGATGTAAGTGAAGATGGCGAAAACGGCTGCTTCATTAAATTTCCTTTCACTATATTTTAAGAGATAATAATAAAATGGCTAACAACGAGAGATATTCAAACAAGCAATCTAAGCAAACTTATTTTGAACGTCGACCCGATATTGTTAAGATCTTTGATGATCTTGAAGCATACCTTAATTTTTGCCGCATTGAACTGTTGCCATACAATCCGGCAGACTTGTATAATAAACACGCAAAAACTTGGCAGATTTACGAGCGCGAAGTAAAGGGTCATAAGCGTCCATGGAATAACGACCGCCGTAATCAAAAGCAAGGTGCAAGAGTTAATAAGCCAAGGTCACACTGATGACTATCTTTCTAGTTGACTTAGAGGCGGTTTCGACACGATACACAGAACAATGGAAGGCCTATGTACCGCTTCTGCTACAAGAACAAGGACATAAAGTACATGTTATTTCAGGCCCTACTGATATCCCAAATGATACTACTCCTGGTGCTTTTCTCAATTTTGCTGGCACCAATATCTATAAGGCTGCACAAGTTGAGGCTATGGCTAGATTGTTCTCCGAAGGCAAGGTGGTTGCTGGCGATCATTTTATTTTCACAGATGCTTGGCATCCTGGCGTTATCAACTTAAAGTACATGAGTGAATTGTTACAAATTCCTGTAACAATTCACGCACTGTGGCATGCTGGTAGTTATGATCCGCAAGACTTTTTAGGTAGACTCATTGGTGATGAACCGTGGGTACGTCACGCTGAACAAAGTTTCTTCCACGCGATCGATCATAATTACTTTGCTACAGATTTTCATATAGACATGTTCTTTGAGAACTTATTAGGTGTTAATTTCAATCCCGGATTTAATGTTGCAAATAAAGTAGTACGCACTGGCTGGCCGATGGAATATATGGAATCTACATTAGATCCGTTTAAGAATATGGCTAAACGAGATTTAATTTTATTTCCGCATCGAATTGCTCCAGAAAAGCAAGTAGAGATTTTTAAAGACCTCGAAAAAAGTTTGCCGCAATACGAGTTTGTTGTTTGCCAAGAAAATAAATTAACAAAAGATCAATACCACACATTGCTAGGTGAATCAAAAATGGTCTTTAGTGCTAATTTACAAGAAACCCTCGGCATTAGCATGTATGAAGGTGCGATTGTAAATTCAATTCCATTAGTGCCGGATAGATTAAGTTATTCCGAAATGTACATCGACGAATTTAAGTATCCTAGCGAATGGACGCTATCGTGGGATCATTATATTGCCAACAAAGATAAAGTTTGTCAGCATATTACAGATCTTATGACAGATTATGATTCTATCACTAGTAAGATAGAACAACAAAAAGAGGTCCTGCGAGATAAGTTTTTCTCAGCAGGTGTATTAATCGAGCATATTAAATGGCCACAACAGCTACTACAATAAATTTACCGCATCCGTATACAATTACAAATGGTACATCAGGGGCAACATTAACATCTAATCTTGGAGTAAATGGTGCTAGTGTTAGTTGGACTACTCCTAACACTAATTTTATTAATGGTACAGGTAAAACAGTAATGACAATTCCTCACGGTGGAGACGAAATTATTGTAGAGCCGAATGCAGCATTAGTTGTAAAAGGGTCAGTTAAAATAAACGGAGTAGATTTGGAAGAAAGATTAGAAAGAATTGAAACACTCTTACATATTCCAACCCGTGATACAGCAATGGAAAATGAATTTCCTAAGTTAAAGAAACTGTGGGAAGAATATAATCAAGAATTAGAAAAATATAAAACTTGGAAAAGGCTAAACAATGGACAAGAGAAGAATTAAGCATAAAGAATTTAAGAAACTAGTACAAGACATCTGCAATCAAATCGAAAAGAGCAATTGGAAGCCTGACTATATTGTAGGTATTACACGAGGTGGATTAATGCCTGCGTTGTATATTAGTCATTATCTCAAGGTTCCTATGAATACTTTAAAGATTAATCTTAGAGACCATACAGAAAACGATTGTGAAACTAATTGCTGGATGGCCGACGATGCATATGGATATAATGGAGATATTGATCAGCAAGTTTGCAAAAATATTCTAGTAGTAGACGACATTAATGATACCGGTGCAACACTTAATTGGTTAATGGCTGATTGGCAGTCTAGTTGTTTGCCCAACGACGCACGATGGGATCATGTGTGGAATCAAAATGTAAAATTTGCAGTACTAGTCGATAATTTATCGAGTGATTGCAAAGTAAAAATGGACTTTTGCGGAATGGAAATTAACAAAGCCGAACAGGACGTTTGGATTGATTTTCCATATGAATCATGGTGGAAATAATGACCGAATTAACTGCACAACAACTAAGAGAAAAGATTGAACAAGTTAAAAAGGATGTTGAGTTAGTAAGAAATTCTGCAGACTCGGGTCACAAGATTGATATTATGTATCAATACATCGAATATTTAGAAGACGAATTACAAATTGCAGAAAGTAAACGTTGACCTATTCTAAATAAGAATGTATATTAATAAGAATATGGCAATCCACTGCCTTATCATCGGAGAATAATAATGGATAAAGAAAATAAGTTAATTAGCAATATAATTCGCCAACGTATTGTATTAGACAACAAGAGATTTCACTGCAATGATAACATTGCAGATTACATCAAAGAAGGCGAACTAGATTTGTTAGTAGATGAGGTTGCGGATAAATTCGAAGATGTCCTCGATTCATTAGTGATTGACATCGACCACGATCACAATACACACGATACTGCAAGACGTGTTGCTAAAATGATGGTGCTTGAAACATTTAGTGGCAGATATCGTCCAGTTCCAAAAGTAACTGCATTTCCTAATATGGGATATAAGAGCTTGTATACTACTGGTCCAATTTCAATTCGGTCAACTTGCGCACATCACTTCCAGAATATTGTAGGCAAGTGTTGGGTAGGTATTGTACCAGACGAAGAAGTAATTGGATTGAGTAAATTTAACAGACTTGTTCATCATATTTGCGAACGTCCTCAAATTCAAGAAGAAATGACTACACAAATTGCACAAGCATTACAGGAGTATGCAAAAACTCCGCATATTGCTGTTGTAGTAAAAGCAGAGCATCACTGCATGACAATGCGAGGAGTTAAGGAACACGAAAGTGATATGACAACTGCAATTATGATGGGTGCATTTGAATCCGATGCTGCATTAAAGAAAGAATTTTATGATATTTGCTTGTCAATGAAAGGGCACAAATAATGAAGATTTCTAAAATTCCAGGATTAGGTCGATTTGGAATTTTTATCGACGATCTCGATTTTAACCATTTATCGGATGAAGAATGGTTATACATTGGAGATTTACATCTCAACAATCTTGTAACTATTATCCGTAACTGCAATCTAAAATGGCAAGATCAGATAGAATGGTGTACAAAATGGGGTGATACTCGATACGGTATAAGATACTTAATTCTTAAAAAATATACTGGGTTAACTTGGTCAGAATGTGTTCAAGCAGCACTTAACGACGATCCCAAAATAGATGCAATCGATCGGATTAGATTAAAAGCAATTGCTAATATGCAAGAGTTAGATCATGATACCGGAAAACACATTATGCGGATCACTGGAAAAAAAGATAAGGATGGGAATCCGTTAGGAATGTTTTCCGAAGGAGAACTCTTATGGCATTCAAATGAGAGTGGAACATTAACATTTACACCAGGAGTAGCATTATTAGCATCTGAGAACGTTATCGGATCGTCAACCGGATTTCTTACTACAACCGATTATTATGAATCTGTTAGTGAAAGTTTTCGTTCTGAACTCGACGAAATGATTCTTATACATCGTTTTACTCCCGGAAAAATTAATCCGGGATTAAGAGCCGATCAAGATGAAGTCATGCATGGAAATATGTGTCCAGTAGACGATGTCGAAATTCCAATGGTCATTCAAAGTCCTGGCGGGATTAACGGATTACATTATTCCATTAATACTGTTTGGTCAATCAAAGGCATGAGTAAAGAAGATTCTGACAAAGTATTTGCAGAGATAGACAAAAATTTATTTGTTGAAAAATACATATACGATCATTGGTATCAATCTGATAATGATTTTTTGCTGTTTGATAATAGTATTACATTACACCGAAGATTAGGTGATATTAAGAATAGATTATGTTACCGTGTACAACATGATTATAGTAATCTGCAAAAATCAGCATGGCAACCTTATTATCAACCAGAAATTGCTAAAAGATATAAAGACGAAATTGCTTATTATATCGATTTAGCGGATATTAAAAATTTTAAACTGCCGGATGAATAAACTGTATTTTGGATTATTACCGTCGGGTACAATTTCAGATGCATTTATAATAGGAGTTGCAGGGTTTGATAATACATTCGTCAAACCTTGTATTCCAGAATTAACATCTAACGGAACATTAGTGTATAGGAGCCACGAGGATTATGTAATAGATTTTAGTTATCCGTTCAATCCATTAATGTTTCGTTCAATCGATTGGGCAACAAAGATTGATCAATTAACAACATTTTTAGATAATACAAATAAAAATATTTGGATCGGATCCACTCGCCCAGAGCAATTAGACATCATTAAATCATCATTGGGCGAACGATCGGTAACTGTTTCAATTAACTATGACGAATCATTATATCAAACAGTTCTTAAAAACTATCAATCTTTCATTACCGAACAACCAATGAATTTAGATACATCCTTATTGCCAAGATCAAAAAGTCACAAGGCTGATTACACTTTGGACTTACGCGATCTATATAACCAATCTAAATTTATCAATCACTTATTGAATATCAACATCAACATCAACGATGAAAAAATGCAATACTACAATTCATGGTTGACTTTACAACAAAATAGTATATAATAAATTATGAATAAAATTAAAGTCTCAGAGATATTTTATAGTTTACAAGGAGAAGGACGCTTTATGGGTGTGCCTTCTGTTTTCATGAGAACATACGGTTGTAACTTTCAATGCCAAGGATTTGGGATGCCGAAGGGAGAACTAAGTCAAGAAGTCGAACCAATTGCGTATGATCATACAAATTATGCACCGTATACGTCATACGAAAATCTACCGCTAGTATCTACTGGATGCGATAGTTATGCAAGTTGGCATCCTGCATTTAAAAATCTTAGTCCGTTTGTAGAAGTAACCGAACTTGTTGAAAAGATGCTAAATCTTCTTCCATATAAAAAATGGGAAGATGAACATCTTGTAATTACAGGCGGCGAACCGTTGTTAGGATGGCAACGGGCATATCCTAGTTTATTGTCGCATAGTAAAATGCACGGACTTAAAGATGTAACATTCGAAACAAATGGTACTCAACCGCTTAGTGAAGAATTTAAAATATTTTTACGCACTTGGAGATTGAGAGACTATACTAAAGAAATTACATTTAGTGTTAGCGCAAAGTTAAGTTGTTCGGGCGAACCTAGAGAAAAAGCAATCCGCCCGGAAGTAGTGTGTGATTATGAAACTGTCGGATTTACATATCTTAAGTTCGTAGTTGCTACAGAAGAAGATGTTGAAGAAGCAATCGAAACTGCGGACATTTATCGTGCAGAAGGTTTTACAGGACCTGTATATTTAATGCCAGTAGGCGGTGTTAATGAAGTCTACAATTTAAATGCAAAACGTGTAGCGGAACTTGCATTACAAAACGGATTACGATATAGTGACCGTTTACATTTACCGCTATTTGGAAATAGCTGGGGAACATAATGGGAATAAAGAAATTTTTTAAAGATGTAACAGGTGTTACTGCTAGAGAAGAACAGCAGAAGAAAGATGAAGAAGAACGGCTTGCTTTAGTTCGAAAGGCTAATGCGGCTATGAAAAAAGAAAAAGCCGAAGCTCGAAAAAAGGCAAAGGACGAACAACTTCGTAAGGAAAAAGAAGCAGAAGCACTACTTACTCCAAAGGAACTTGCAACTAAAAGAGGAGAACCATGGGTAGATGTTATCGGATTTAAAGTTAATCCCGATGATATACGATTCGGCTTTTTTGAAATTGACTGGAACGACCAATGGGTGTTAAAATTAAAGCAAGAAGGATATGGGGCAGATGGCGATCCGGATGACGAAATTATTGCTCGATGGTTCCGCGATATTCTGTTGTCTGCTGCTGTAGAAGAAGGTATCGATCCTGATTCTATACTAGCAGGATCGATAGACATTAGAAAAGCAGTTACAAAAGATTCAGAGGGTTCATGACATTTATTATTGTTGATACAGCAAATACATTCTTTCGTTCAAGACATGTTGTGAGAGGTGATGGCGACATTAAAGTCGGCATGGCCCTTCATATTATGTTTAACAGCATTAAAAAAGCATGGAATGATTTTGACGGAAAGCATGTGATTTTTTGCCTCGAAGGCCGCAGTTGGCGTAAGGATTTCTACGAACCATACAAACGTAATCGAGCAGAAGTTCGTGCAGCCATGTCTGAAAAAGAAGTTGAAGAAGACAAGCTATTTTGGGAAACGTTTGACGAATTTAAAAATTTTATCAATGACAAAACTAACTGTACTGTTTTAAGACATCCGAATCTTGAAGCAGACGATCTAATTGCAGGATTTATTCAAAGTCATCCAGAATCTGATCATGTTATTATCAGTAGCGATTCAGACTTCTATCAATTGCTTGCATCTAATGTAAAGCAATACAATGGCATTACTGAAGAATTGCATACAATCGAAGGCATCTTTGATAAAAAAGGCAAACCAGTTATTGATAAAAAGACAAAGGAACCAAAGACTACGCCAAATCCAGAATGGTTGCTTTTTGAAAAGTGTATTCGAGGTGATACTAGTGACAACATTTTTAGTGCATATCCGGGTGTACGAACCAAAGGTACTAAAAATAAAATCGGACTACTAGAAGCATTTGACGATCGTAATGGTAAAGGTTTTGCATGGAACAATCTCATGCTACAACGATGGACTGATCATAATGGCGTAGAACATCGAGTTAAAGACGATTATGATAGAAATCGTGTGCTAATCGATCTTAATCATCAACCAGATAATATTCGTCAAATCATTACTGAAACAATTAATGAAAACTGCAAGCCGAAAGAAGTAACACAAGTCGGTATTCGTATGTTAAAATTCTGTAGTTCATTTGATATGCAGAAGATTGCAGAAAGTATCCAACATTACGCAGAACCATTCCAAGCAAAATATCCACAGGTGTAAGATGACAGAGATTCATGCAAAACCAGTAATCGAAGGTAAGTACTGGATTGTAGAACAAGACGGTGCAAAAATTGCAACCCTTCAAAAGAAAGAAAATAATAAGTTTGTGTTGAGCAGCCATACTGGAGACGTGATGTTTAATAAAAAAGAAGACATTACTAAACAATTCGGTAATGATTTTTTCTTGCATAGTCCAAAAGTAAAAGTTACAAAAGCTGCTCCAAAAGAAGTTCACGGTTATCCTACTTCTTGCAAACCACATAATCCAATGTACGATATTAAACGAAAACTACCGTTGTTCACTAAAAGTGATCAAAGTAAAAGCCTTTATTGTGCAGGATATTATGTAATTAAGTTTGACAAAGGTTGGGTTAAAAGTTTTTGTCCAAAGGTAATTACAATCGAGAGATATCCTTACAAAGGTCCATTTAAGACCGAAAATGAAATGAAGACGGTGTTAACAAATGCAAAATCAGATTAATCTAACTCCAATTACACAGTTTATACAACAGGTAAGAGCTGCTGAATTAAGCCAAGCAAAAGAAATAAAATTAAGCATTCAGCAAGCTAGATTATTAACACTTGCATTAACCGAAATTATGGACAAGATGATTCAAGATTATGAAAGCATGTTTAATGATCTTAAGAAGCATGTCGAAACCGATGCCGAAGTTGTATCCGTATCAATGGATGGCGGCTCATTTGAAGACTAAAAATATGATAAATATATACGTAGTTAATCGGAGGTCCTATGTCAAGACCAAAACCGCGTATCATATTAGAACATATTAACAAAAAGAATTATAAAGCAGAACAAATCTTAGAAGCGGATGCAATCTGGGCTGTCTTTTACAAAGGACAGCCTTTTAACCTAAAGAGCTTCAATAGTTTAACAAGCTACCCTGGGCCAAAATATAAAAAGGTTAGTTTTAGTAATCAAGGTCATGCGCATAACTTAGCTAAAAAATTAAATTCCACATTTAATACAGAAGATTTTGAAGTCTATAAACTTACTACAGGCACACCAGTGAAAAAATGATCACACGTGACGCATTAACAAAAATATTTTTAAACCAATGGGGCAAAAGTACTGATAATGCAAATGTAAAACTTTTTTCTCGCAAATGGTGGCAATGCAATCGTGCTAATAAGCAACATGCATTCCGCTTAACTAACGACGGATTAGATTTCCTACAAAACGAGCTAGAAATCAAATCTTACGAAATTCCGTTTTCTGAATCAATTGAGCTGAGTCCCCAGACACTCATTTTTCTTGAAAAATATCTCGATTGTCCTTATCATATAACACACGTTAGCATAATTGTGTTTTCCGAAAAGCGATCTTTTGAACTTTGTTTATTTTCGGATGACATACGAAAGTATGGCTTAATAAAAGCTATGAAAGAACGTGAAAAAGATATTTAGACCTATTGACAACTGCGTTCAACGATCATACAATACATACATAGTAAGAAATTACTTAACATTTTCAACAACAAACAAAAGGTAAATTTATATGTCAGAAGTACTTAGCCGTGTAGTTGGTCCTAAGGGTGCGAAGCGTTCACTTCGCAAGGCTTTTAAAAATAAGCGTCCGATTTTCCTGTGGGGACCTCCAGGTATCGGCAAGTCAGATATTATTAAGCAGCTCGGCAACGAGCTCGAAGCTCATGTAATCGACGTTCGACTTTCACTATGGGAACCAACCGATATTAAGGGTATTCCATATTTTGACAGTAATGACGGCACTATGCGTTGGGCTCCGCCAGGCGAACTTCCAAGCAAGGAGTTTGCAAAGAATCATAAGATGATCATTTTGTTTATGGACGAAATGAATTCTGCGGCTCCGGCTGTGCAGGCTGCGGCATATCAGCTCGTACTTAACCGCCGTGTTGGTACATATGAATTGCCCGACAACGTTGTAATGGTTGCGGCAGGTAACAGAGAAAGTGACAAGGGTGTTACTTATCGGATGCCGGCTCCGCTTGCAAATCGTTTTGTACATCTTGAAATGAATGTTGATTGGGAAGACTGGTTTGACTGGGCGGCAGAAAACAAGATCCATAAGGACGTACTAGGATTCCTTACTTTTAGCAAGAAAGATCTTTACGATTTCGATCCTAAGTCTAGCTCACGGGCATTTGCAACTCCGCGTTCATGGTCATTTGTAAGTGAACTGCTTGTTGACGACGACACCGATGAGTCTACACTGACCGATCTTACTTCAGGTTCAATTGGTGAAGGTCTTGCTGTTAAGTTTATGGCACATCGTAAGATTGCTAGCAAGATGCCTAATCCAACTGATATTTTGACCGGTAAGGTTAAAAAGATGGATTCTAAGGAAATTTCAGCAATGTATTCACTTACTGTATCATTGTGCTACGAGCTCAAGGATGCATGTGATAAGAAGGCAAAAGATTGGAACGACCAAGTTAATCACTTCTTCCGTTTCATCATGGACAATTTTGAAACTGAGTTGGTAATTATGGGCACTAAGCTCGCACTTTCAACTTATAAGTTGCCACTGGATCCAGACGAAATTGATTGTTTCGATGAGTTCCATAACAAGTTCGGTAAATATATTTCGCAAGCTACCGAAAAGTAACATACTGCGAAGTTACCTAGTTGACACCGCCTACGGGCGGTGTTATACTATATACATAATGTAACAAAAAGGACAAACAAATGGCACATCTTGATCCAGTTATTGATAAAATTATTGTAGCTCGTGTAGGGCTTTTACTCCGTCATCCATTTTTTGGTAATATGGCAACTCGTCTTAAAATTCAAGACGGCAGTGACTGGTGTAAGACTGCGGCTACTGACGGTCGTTCAATTTTCTTTAATCGTGATTTCTTCAACGACCTAACTGTTAAACAAATCGAATTTGTTATTGCGCACGAAATTCTGCACAATGTTTTTGATCATATGGGTCGATGTGAAGGCCGTGATCGTAAGATCTTTAACATTGCGGCTGACTATTGTGTTAACGGACAATTGATTCGAGACCGCATCGGTGATCAAGTTACTAAGATCCAAATTTATCACGATCAAAAGTATTATGGTTGGAGTGCAGAACAAGTTTATGACGACATCTACGAAAAGATGGACGAACAAATGCTTGAGCAACTTGGCCAGATGCTTGACGAACATATTGATTGGGAAAACAGTGACGACGATAATGGTAATCGTCCTTCTTATAGCAAAGAAGAATTGCGTAAGATTCGCGATGAAATTCGTGAAGCAACTATGCAGGCAGCACAGGCAGCAGGTGCAGGTAATACTCCGGCAGGTGTTGCAAGATTAATTAAGGAACTTACCGAACCGAAAATGAATTGGCGAGAAATTCTTCGGCAACAGATTCAAAGTATTATTCGTAATGACTACACCTTCCTACGTCCTAACCGTAAAGGTTGGCATATGAACGCAATTTTGCCCGGTACTAACTTTGCAGAAACAATCGATATTTGTGTAGCAATCGATATGTCGGGTTCGATCGGTAATGACCAAGCAATGGATTTCTTAACTGAAATTAAAGGCATTATGGATGAATATAAGGACTTTAAGATTAAACTCTGGTGTTTCGATACCGAAGTGTATAACGAACAAGATTACGATGGTTATAACGCTGACGAATTTTTGAGTTATGAAATTAAAGGCGGTGGCGGTACTGACTTCGATGCCAACTGGAATTATATGAAGGCATATGATATTAACCCTAAAAAGTTTATCATGTTCACTGATGGATATCCTTGGCAATCATGGGGTGATCCAGATTATTGTGATACTGTGTTCATTATCCATGGTACTAAGGATATTGTACCTCCGTTTGGCGAACACGCATACTACGAGTTTGGGCATCGCTCATAATGGCACTTAAAAACGGCAAGCCTAATCCTTTAAATTACTTCGATATTAGAAGGGTTGAGTTTGCCGCTCCACATTTTAAATATACTGTTCTAGAAAAATATCATCCAACTACTGTAAGAAGTATCGACTATTGGATTAGAGAAAATTTAAATAATCGATATTATATAGGCCAAGGAATTTCGTTAGATCATAATAACTCAATTGTGTATACTACTCGCATCGGATTTGAGTCAGAAAAAGAGTTAAGTTTTTTCACAATTGCGTGTCCGCATCTCCATACAAGATAATTAAAGTTAGCAATAACTTAATTAAGGAGATATTATGACAGACGAAGTTGAAAACATTGAAACTACCGAAGCACCTGCACAAGAAGGTGCTAGTAATGAATTATCAATTAATGATCTTAATGCTATGAAGATCATTATCGATATTGCAAGTTCACGCGGTGCATTCAAACCAAACGAAATGGTAGCAGTTGGACAGACATATACTAAGTTAACTGCGTTCTTGGATCAAGTTGCAAAGCAAGCAGAGGCACAAAAAGCAAATGGTTAATCTAAAACATGTTGGCAGAATGAAGTCTACCGGCAAACGTGTTTTAGTTGCGTTTAGAACGCTGCCCGGTGATGCATATAGTTGCCTTGTTGTTTCGACTGAAAGATTAGACGATTCATATCATAATGCAATCATTAATCTTGTTGAAAGTGCAGCAGCTCAAGAATCATATGAATTTGCAGAAGTATTGAATCGCACACAATTCCCGGATGGTAGCACCATGTTGCCATCCTTACACGCTAAGGGGTTGCTTGTAAAGGCGCCGACTAGCGAAGTTGAAATGGTGCCGGTTGTAGGAACTAGTATCTTGCTATCAGAACTTAATCAACTTATTGCCGAAAATCGGGGAGTTGCGGTGGATGATCTTCATATCAAACCTAACTCTACTGATAAAGTAGAAGTTCGGGAAGTTGCATCGGCACAAGAAATTCCTGCTGCATCCGCTGAACCTGCTACTATAGCAACTGAAAAAACAGTTACTTTTGATTCACCAGAAGAAGAAGCAAAACATTATCGTTCTCAAGCAGATAAACTAGCTAAGGAAGCGGCAAAGTTTAGAAGATTAGCAGAGGAGTTGGCTCCAACCAAGAAAAAGAAAAACGATGCAGTCAAGGAAGAAACTGCCTAAGGACGTTATCGATAGTTGGCCTGAAGTATTCGATGAGGTAAAATTTAATGTTTTACCTCTTCGATATATTCAAACTGTAAATATCAACTTTAAAGATAACACTACTTGGGAAATAAAACTCACAACAAAAATTCGTAATGACGGTTGGGAAACATTTGAAAAAATTTTAGCCGAAACTATTCACACTTACGAACATCGAATTGAAAATATTGATTTTAAACTAGATACCGATCGAGTTAAGAAAGATATTAAAAAGAAAACTCAAAAATTCTTAAATAAAAAGACCATATGATAATTGCATTATTTGCAGTCGACGATAACGGAGGTGTCGGAAATAACGGTGGAATGCCGTGGCCTCCAAATAAAGAGGACTTTAAATGGTTTAGAGAAACAACTTTAAACCAAGTCGTAGTTATGGGCAAAACTACATGGAACAGTCCTGATATGCCTAAACCACTTCCAAAAAGAACTAATGTTGTAATCACAAATGAACATCTTAATGTTGAAGATGTTATTAGTGTTAATGGCGATGTTCCACATGTCATTAAATCGCTACATCGACGATACCCTAATAACGAATTTTTTGTTATAGGCGGAGTTAGCGTTCTATTACAAGCAAAACCTGTTTTAGACAAATTATACATTACTCGTATTCCCGGAGTTTACGAAGCAGATACTCAAATCAATTTACCTAGTTTCTTAGAAGGCTTTATACTAACTAATACTAGAGATTTAGGCTCTTGCAAGGTAGAGGAATATGAAGCAATACAACGAAGCACTTAAACAAATTTTAGAAAACGGCAAAGAAAAGACTGATCGTACAGGTACTGGTACGATTAGTATTTTTGGCATGCAAATGCGGTTTGATCTTAGATTAGGCTTTCCTGCTGTTACAACAAAAAAACTAGCATGGAAGGCAGTAGTAAGCGAGCTACTATGGTTTTTAGAAGGGTCCAGTAACGAACTTAGATTAAAAGAAATTTTATACGGAACAAATGCAACTGATAAATCTACAATCTGGTCTGCAAATGCTAATTCTAAGTATTGGAAACCACGTGCAAGAAATCCTGGAGATCTCGGACGAATTTACGGAGTTCAATGGAGAACTTGGCGGACGACAGATCGTAAATGGCTTAATTCGAGTACATGGGAACCAATTGTAATTGATCAATTACAAATGCTAATCGACGGGATCAAAAAAAATCCCGATAGTCGGAGACACATACTAACTGCATGGAATCCCGGTGATTTAGATCGAATGGCACTTCCGCCGTGTCATGTTATGTGTCAGTTTGACGTTACTGACGGATATTTAAGTTGTCAATTATATCAACGAAGTTGCGATATGTTTTTAGGTGTTCCATTTAATATTGCAAGTTATAGTTTGCTCACGCACATGATTGCGAAAGAGTGCGGACTTAAAGTAGGTGATTTTATTTGGACCGGTGGAGATTGTCATATATATAAAGATCACATTGATGCTGTTAACGAACAGTTAAGTAGAAATATTAAACCCCTACCTACATTATATATAACTGTAGATAAAGGATTATTTGAATACAATTTAGACGATTTTAAATTAGAAAACTATGAACATCATCCTGCTATCGTAGCACCGATGTCAGTTTAAAATGTTGTTCTAACCATTCAAAATCATTAATCTTAGAAAGTGCCGGCAAATTGTCGGCATTTTCTTCACCGTATATTCTACCCGCTCTTGCACCGTGTAAGGCATAAATTGCAAACTTACCGTCGGCAATATTACACCACGTATCTAAACGTGCTTCGGTTTCTGTATCTAATTGTCCTCGAATAGTCTTTGATGCTAACTTAACACATTCTCTAAATGCCGATTTCCATGTATTGAATGGATCGGTATTAAATGCAGTAATGTTTGCTATTTGATCAATTACTTTAAACTTGCTACTTATTGCTGTAGTCATATCAGGACTGTTAACATCCATACTAATAGTTGATTGTGTAGGTAAAAGTTTTACTCCACCATACCCATATTTTAATCCGTTTATAGGATTTTGACTACGCCATACATGTACACAATCTCTATCGTATATTAAAGGAACAAAATCAAAATTAAAAGAATCAAGTATTTGTGCGTCTCCGTCGACTACCCAAAACATTCTCGTCGAAGATAATGTTGCCGCAGTGATATGTGCTTGATGTATACCTTTAACTTTATCCACTCGTTTAGCTAATGGGAATCGTTCTAATAATTTTTGATAATTGATATCTGCGTTAGGTTCATTATACGATATAAAAACAATATCATACGGTTTACTAATACTTGCTGTAATACTCCATTCTTTTCGATTAACTGGAAACCTAAAATCAATTTCTTTTTTACTTAAAGGCGAATAGGTGCTACAAAGTAACACTCCGTTATAAGTTTCATTTTTACCTTCAGTATGTATAAACGCATGGTTTCGTTCACGATCAAATATATATTCATCAGTTTCTGTAGTAAAAAATAAATCAAATTTAAACGTATCAACAATGCAGAGTTCTTTTGATATTATCCAAAACAGTTCTGTCGATGTTAATTCTAATGCAGCCAAATATTCTTCGTATGTATCTACTGAAAAAATATCATATCGATCGACACTAGTACTTGCCATAATGTCTAATTCTTTTTTATGTACAAAGAATCGATGGTTAAATTCTCGGTCGGATACTTTAGCAGTCTTTGGGATTAAACACACTCCGTTATGGTTTTCATCATTTTGAAAAACATGCACATATTCTTCATCCCACTTTTCTATTTCATAATCAAATTTAAAATCATCGTTAACATTTAAATTAGGCCATACTACCCAAAATGCCTTAGTAAAAACTTTTTTTATTGCATCAGAATATGTCTCGGCCGACTTTGCTAACGGATATTTCTTCTTAAATTTTTTAAAGGCATTATAAGAATACGGTGTGTTAACAACAAAAATGATATCGTACATTAAACCCTCTTACGGATAATCCTCGGAGTATTATTATAAACTTGTTTAAAAAATGCAGATCCATGTTTATCAAGATCAGACATTTCTAATCCACATTCTCTTCGTAAAGTATGACCTAACCCAGAAATTTCATAGGGTAACATTTCTTCTGTAACTGTGCTATATTTTTCATTCCACTCGTTAGTTAGCCAATCAAAATCTCTAACTAAACTATAATCCCAATCAGTGCAATTTGTTAAATATGCACCTTCTCTAGCACCATACATCGACCATAATCCATTTTCAACATCTGCACCGATGTTAGACCAAATTAATAATCGTTGATAATTTTGCCACCATACTGATTCGATGTCGGTGACTTTAGCACCCTGATCGAGAGACATTTTTACACCTTCTCTAAATCCTGCTCTAAATGCCTGAAAGGGACTAGCATTAGTATAACTTATAGAATAGTTCTCATTGAACTGATAATATCGATGATCGAAACAAAATTCCACTTTTCCTTTAACATCATCGGGATCGGAATTTTCGTGAGTTTTCATTTCGTTAACAAACTTACGTGTCCATAATTTAAGACCACCATTTCCATACATAAGTCCATTAACATAAACTTTTCCGCACCAACTAAACACATGTTCGGGAGTTAGATTTAACTCTTCTAAATCAATTTCTACTTTTAAAAAATCAGGATCGATGATATTATCAGCATCGACTGTAACAAAATATTCCGTCTCGCTTAACGCTGCACATGCTTTATGTGCAGAATCACTACCTTTAACTCCATGCACACGTTTTGCCCATGGTAGCTTTTTTAGCAAATCGGCATAATTTTTTTCAGCGTTTGGTTCATCATAACTAAGGAAAATAACGTCTTGATCAATAATTTTTATTTTATTCATATATTTTTAAATTATAAGATCTAAATAAACTAACTGTTGAAATTGATATTTTAGCATTATTAAATTCGTAGTTAGTATCAAAAGGTATAGATATAGTCGAACCATTGAGTAAATCGTCTGTTTTTATTGCAATTGTTTTAATTAAGAAATCAAAATCATCCTCTAATGTTACAAAAAACATTACTGATCCCCGTCGAATCTTATTATTAAAAAACTCTCTTGCACTAGAATTTAACGAAAATTCCCAATACGTTTTAGGCCCGTTCCACACTACTAACAAATCAGGAGTATCTGATAAATTTGTTCTAATATGAATTAAATCATTATTTTTAAAATCGTATATAGGTGATGTTTTTAAAATTATCTGTGTAATAAAAGATCCGTCAGTAGTCTTTACTCTTGCAACAATGTAATCATTCCAACTTTTTTCGCTAGTAAAAAATCCTGCTATTTCATCATGATCAACTTCAATGCTATACTCAAAATTAGGATCTACTTCGTTTGTGATCGAAAGAATCTGTCCGGTTTTATTATCGTAATATACATAAAATTTTGGAATAATTAGTTCAATATTTTGAAACTCTTCGACTACAGGATTACTTTTCTTTTTACGAGCCATTTACTAAATCCTCAAGTTGTAATAATATCGAACATGATAAGAAGTCATCTTCGACATAATGAAACACCTTTGTCTGTTTTATGTTACCAATAACTAAGTCAAACTTATCATTCAATACATGCGGCACGGCATTTAACCACGATGCAAACATTACATCCCATCCTTGCACTCCTGATTTCATATGAATAAATTCCAATGGCGAGCATATATCGATACTCGAATCATAATTTCCGACTATTTCGATTGTAATAGCAGTTGCTAAATCCATACTTAACCAATCTTGATATAGATTTGGGGCAAATGTTGTGTAACACCATTGCCAATTATTACAAACAAATTCCAATACCTTGTAAAACTCATATGCAGTTTTATTTTTTTTGAAATAATGTAACGCATAATAAGGATTAGATAAATTGTTTTCCACAAACGATTTTCTATAAACTGTATCTGTAATTACTTCAAGTTTATGATTTTTAATTCGAGAACAAAATTTTATATCGTAGTTACTACAATAATCCCACCACTCTGATATATCTTCTAATAATAACATATCAGAATCAAGAACAATTGTTTCATCATATGGAGTACAATAATATACCTTCCACCGATTTTCTCCTCTAAAACGAGAATTGTTAGAATGATCGCCCCACGGTATTTCTATAATTTGATCAAATACACTTCGATATTCGTCGGGGACTGCATCGTTTGTAACTAATGACACATCTTTAATGTGCGTTTGACTAATTTTAATCGACAATGCTAATGCGTATGCCTGACGAATATAATTAGTCGTCTCGGTATTTTGTGCGTATATTAAAAACCCTTTAGACACCATTACCTCCGTCAATATATCGTAGTAAACTCTTTTTATTCATTACATGCACATCAAGATCATCAGTACTTGCAGCAATATATTCGCCTAAGTAATCTTGCTTTTCAATTAAAAATTTCATAGAGTTGCCAGACATTGTTATTAATAAATCTTTATCCAATGTGTATGTCATCTTTCCTGGTAATTCAGCAGCAAACTCTCCATTGGTTTTGCCATTCATTATATGTATTGCAATACTAAAAGCATAGTCATTCCTATACAATGAGTTATCTACACTATACAATATTCTAAAATAATCCCATTCTTTCTTAATATATTCAATTAAATCAAATAATGCATGTGTAGCGGCATTCTTCCTAAAGACGAATGTTGTAGCCCAATAAAACGGAATTGAATATTGATTTATCCGTTCATATGCAATGCGGTTACGCCAGTCAGCTAAATCAAAACTTTTATGATAAATCTGAAACGATTCTTCTCTGTCAAATGCTAATTTAAGAATAGAAGAATTAATGATGTAATCCGAATCGACTACTAATGTCACATCATATGGTGTTAAATTATAAACATTACTTCTAGTTGTATTTTTCCATTCAAAATGATCATGAGATAATGATCCATCATGATATCGTTTTGACATTGATAGTTCTGGATTTAATTGGATTATTTGATCAAAACCGTGATCCGGAAACTCATTTTTTAAATAATCAAGATCATTAGTGATAATACTTACCGGAATATCAAGATGCTGTTTTATCCGAGATGCACAAAAAATTGCCATTTTTACATAGTCAATTCCTTGATTGTTATGTGCAAAAATTACAGCGCCGTTTTTCATAAACTGACTATATCCTTGACACTTCTTTTATTTTTAATGTCAGTATATTTGACAGAATATTCATTTACTGTTTGAAAATACACGTCAACGATATCATTGAAAAATTGCTGAACATCATTAATTACAACAGGAAAACTATTTGCATCGATAAACGGAACATCTTCTGTATGTCCTAAATCTAATGTTAATTTTGTAAATGTAATTAGTTCAGGCGAAACATTAAATGTACCGCCATTGATATAATAGACTGTTTTTTGTTTAAATTCTTCTAGAATCACTCGACGTTGATTCGACAATGTAGCCATATAATTTGCTACATCAAAGGCTTTTTCAATTCGTTCATCCATAAGATAACCTCAGTAGTTTTTACTACTTTAGTTATCTGAGTATATTATAGTTTAGACGAAACTTGAGTTAGTTGCTGTCGGTCCGACTACTGATACATATGAACCCGATGCTCTAGTATAAGCAACAGTACTAGTAATTATACTATCAATAGGTTCGTTTGCATGAAGTGAGGTATCTTCGTATAAAATTTGAAATATTATTTGTGACGGATTTGGTGTTGCATTAACTTTTGCATTTACCACCAATCGATTTGGGTAATAAGTCCCTCCGTCTGTCGATGTGATTGAAGTGAGTAACGATTGATACGAAGTTGTTAAATTATTAAAACCGATTCCTGAAGAAACATACACAGTCTGGCTCGGCCCGCTTGTATATTGTGTATTAGTGCAGCTAGTTGAATTAAAATTAAAATAAAGTGTACCAACTCTATTAAATGCTGTTTTCCATGCCAGATCTAATGCAGTCGACGGAGTTGACGAGTCTAACCCACCACCAGAAATAGTCGGAGTTATTTCAATTCGTCCGCCTGCATTAAAAAAATATCTTGCACAGTCGGATGCAGAAACTGGGATATTTTGTCCGTTTGTATATGCAGGAAAATTGACGGTCATAGTATGGGTTGCTAATCCGCTCCAATTTGTTTTAGTAGGGGAATCAATAACAGTTCCGCTATACTGTCCCGCTGCCGGAAAAGCTAGTCGATTTACATTTAAATTTATTGCATCTACAATACTATTATATAATGTATAATCTGCTTGGGTTATTTCTATTGTGTTAGACGGAGCAGCAGGTAGTTGAAGGGTTAATCCTTGATGATAATAACAGGCCAATATATCATTTCTTAATGCTGCCCACTGTGCCGCAGTGATCTCAGTATACTGAGCTGCCCTGCTACTAGTAACGTTTTGGCCATATCCATATAGTTGACTAATGTCAGTAATCGGTGTATTAGCATACGAGCCGGATCCTTGACCTAATATACTTGCAACTGATCCTTGTAATGCATTATATTGTGCTGCTTGAATAGTTCCCATATGCGACCTCTATTATGTAAATGACGATGTTGTTAATGACGGCGGGACTACAGATACATAAGATCCCGATGCTCTAGTATATGATATTGTGCTTGTTATAGTGCTATCAACTGGTTCTTTAATTGCCCATGTTGCAGATCCTGTACCGAGAGAAGAATCGGAAAATGTAATTTGATACAATATAGCAGTCGGATTTGGTGTTACGTCAACTTTTGCAAAAATTTGATATTGATTCGGATAATATGTCCCGCCACTCGGCGTTGTTGATGTTACTAACAGTTGAAATGCTGTCGTTAATTGATATGCACCAACTGCGGATGCAACGGTCACAGTTTGCCCCGAACCACTTGTATAATTAGTATTTGTAACTGCACTTGAGTTATAATATAAATATGCCGTTCCCATTCTGTTAAAAATAGTTTGCCATGCAATGTCTAGAGAAGTTGATGCATCAGTAGTAGATAAACCGCCGCCTGCAATAGTCGGAGTAATTTCGATCCTGCCGCCTGCATTAAAAAAATATCTAAATGCATTTGCCGATCCAAAACTTAAAGTTGCTGTATGATTATGTGTACCCCATGCCATATTAGTCATTGTAGGATTGGCTAATACCGTTCCGCTATACTGCCCTGCTGCTGGAAATACTTGAGGATTAGTACCAATTGCGGTCACTGCACTCGAATATGCTGCAAAACATATAGAAGAACTATTATCGTAATAAACTTTATTTCCTACTGCGGGTGCCGAAATTGCCCTCGGTAATGTTATCCCTTGATGAATTACACATTTATTAATATCGTTAACTAAATTTGTCCATTCAGTTGTAGTAATTTTATTTGTATTGCTAACTTGAGCACTAGAGACAGTTTGCCCGTAACCACGCACTCCAGACCCTGTTCCTAATAAATTCGAAACTGTAGTTTGGAGTGTGTTATAATCACTTGCTAATACTTTTGATCCTTGACTTGCCATTCGCTACCCTCAATGCTAATACTTAGTGTTAAAGTATTAGACATTCAACAAGTTTGATAGTCGGATCGTTATTATCTTCTAATGCAATTGCAAAAATATCCGGTGACTGTGGATCTGCTACCGCAGCACTTCCATTATTACCAGCAAATAATCTATTTCCTTTCTTAACTTTTCCAGAAACTTTAACTGGAACACGACCTTTTAATGCAATAAAGGTGCCGCCTTCTAACTCTGCATTCATCATATAAGCAGGATTTTCACTAACGGCACCGATTGCACGTTGTCCCGGTTGACATGCAGTAACTTCCTTTTCACCGCCGATCATAACAACTGTACCAACGTCATATTCTACATCAGCAAGATACTTTTCTGCTAAGTCTGCATAGTTTGCACTAGTAGCAGTACCGACGAAGTATGTGCCTTGAACTGCACCAGCAGTAATCGTTACACCATTGATTGTTTGATCAGCTGTTGTTCTAGCAACAATAGTCCCTGCGGTTGCTGCAATCGATGCTGATGATGTTCCAGTGCCTAATGTTACAGTATTCGCTTGTGTAGCAATACCATTAAATGTAACTGCATTAATTGTAGCAAATCTCAATACGTTGCTGCCTAAATTTGAAGTTGCATCAACCCCAGGGACTATATTAGAACCGATTAATTTTATCGGTGTTACTGTAGCAGAATTTACAGTTGTCTGAAAAACAATTGTATCTCCAAATTGATTTTGAATAGTAGGAGTAGTTGCACCGTCGTTAAATACGTGTAATTTTGGAGTATTACCGACAGTAAATCCAGCATCACTAAAATTAGCAAGAGTTGTAAATTGTAAATTACTATTTCTTACAAAGTCACTAAGGGGATAGCCTCCTAACCTGTCCGAATCTGTTGCTGTTCCCCAAAAACGATGTGTAGTAGTTGTTTGTCCAGGTTGGTTATCATCGTTTGTATCGATTAACGTAACACCTTGTTGTACTTTTGTAAATCCGGTAATCGGATTTACAATAGGATCTAGAGCAAATTCTGCATCTGGGCTAATAATGAACACCGTGGTACCGTTAGTAACTGCTGCGATAATTGTATGTGATGTTCCATATGTGTCTCGAACACTTCTCGATACCATTTCAGTTGTTGCAGAGCCAGGTACTGCTTGAGGACCAATTAATATGAAATTCGACCCGTCCCACGCATATAATTGCTTATTTGTTGTATCAAACCAAAAATCACCAGTTGTTAAACCAGTTGGTTGTATACCGCCAATTTCGGCGCCGCCTGTTGTGCGAAATTTATTTCCATCATAAAATTTTAGTTTACTCGATGATGAATCAAACCAAATTTGTCCCGAAATGGGTCTCGGCGGCGGAGTATTGTTAGCAAAATTTTCCAATAAGTATAGAAAATTCTCATTTTGAGCGGTTCCGTACCCTGCGTAATTCTTACCAACAATTGTAATATCAGTTGTATTATCAATTGTTCCGTCTGGAATCACCGAAAGTTGCGATCCGTTATATCTGTTAATAGTATATGGCATCTCTGTGTCCTACATGTCTAGTATTTATTTTATTTTAGGCAGTTATTATAGGTCAGCCTGCCACGACCATGTTCCGTTTATCAGTTGATATTCTTTAGTAGTTCTTACACCAGCAGCGATACAGTGGATTCTACATATTGTACTATTAACGTGTTCATATGGCGGATAAACCTTTGTAATAATTACGCTAGCGATTTGATCATTAGCTAATCCTGTAGTATCTGACGATAATCCTAACGGTGCTTGTTGTATATTATGTGCAAGATCATTTAAATTTACGGCATCAGTAGGGTTAATTGCACTTGCTAAACTCGAAATTCTCTTACTGCTAACATCAACAGTTCCTTGATTCTTTGGGGCTAATGTAATAGTTCCGTCTATAACCGATGGATTAGTGTAAGTAATGGTCGAATTAGTAACAGAAATACTAGAAACTTGTAATGATCCTAATACTCCGATAGATGTTAATCCCGGAGCACTAATTACTGTCGATCCTAATGTTGTCTGGCTCAATACTTCAAATCCGTTTACATAGTATCCTTTCCCCGTTGCTACACTAATATTCTCTGATGAGGTCCAACTTGTGTTAGTTAATTTCCATTCCCATGTTTTATTACCGTCAGAACCAGCTTCGATACTAATACCACCACCATTTGCTGTAGTATTTGATGGATTTGATACTGCACCTAATTGAATAACTAAATCTTCAACATTAACATTAACTGTATTAATTGTTGTAGTATTACCTTGAACTGTTAAACTACCTCGAATGATCGTGTCACCGTTTACATCTAGTGTAGCTGTAGGTGTGTTAGTGTAAATTCCTACTTTTTCTTGCTGTGCATTAACAAATATGCTCGACAATAATCCCGAACTGTTTAATGTGTTAATTTCGAAATTTTGATTTGAAATATTTGATGCTATTTGAAATAACGACGGAGTTACAATAACTTCAGTATCTTGATTTTGACCTAAAATTAATGAAGTATTATTTTGTATAGTTAAGGTTCCTAACATCGTTGCATTGTTAATCGACGAAACGAAATTTTCCGGATACATTGCTGTACCATCATGTGCGATTAAATAATCTGCCTGTGTAACCGGCACATGCAATTTAACTCCCGCGTAATTGCTTGCGGTAAATCCAACATAGATGCTACCTGTAATACCGGATATAGGAGTTAACGGAGTAAATTCGGTCTTACTAAGTACGCCGATTAGAACTTGTGAAACGTAAACTTTAACAATAGTATGACTACCTTGATTCGAATCAATTACATCTTCAACAGAAAAACCAGAAATTCCTTGATCTTTAGAATAAACTGGGCCTGCTAATACTAGATTAGAACCATCATAAAAATGTAATTGGTCATTACTACTATCAATCCACAAATCTCCTTGTGTAAATGATGCAGGTTGTGTGCCTTGTACTATTGTTCCGCCAGATACTTTAAATGTAGAACCGTCGTATACTTTTAGTCGTCCGGTGCTAGTATCATACCATAATTGACCAGCTGTTGGATTATTAGGTTGCGAAGTATTTGCAAAATTTTCTAGTAGATATACAAAATTTTCATTAATATATGTACCATAATTACTTGCATCTTTACCGATTAGTGTTAGATCAGTCGAAGTTTGATTAATAGATCCATCTACTATTTCAGCTACAGTTGATCCATCGGTTTTTAATATAGTATAACTCATGAAGTAACTCCGGTATAAATGATGTAATTAATAGTAGTATATGGATTCATAGTATTAACAGGTTGTGCCAATCTGTTTGATACCACTCCTCCTGAATATTGATAACCGTATCCAGCGTTATTAGTTTGTGAAAGACCGTATCCTGCAATTGCCGAGCTGTCTGTAACATTCGGGGCGCCGACTGCGTAATACTGGTTGTTACCACTGCTCATATTATGTGTATGATCAGGTAGATTAGACGATAATAATGTTTGTTTCTCGTATCCTGCACCCGCACCTAATGTATCAGCAGTGACGTCTGTAACACGATTAGCTGCACCGCCGCCTGCATTAATTAAGATATTCGTACTTTCTTTGCTCGGTACAGTCAATTTATTATTCATATTGTCTGCACCTAATGGGAATCGACCTCTCAAATCCGGTAATGCAAATGTATTATATCCTAACAACAATGCACTTGCTCGGTACGAGTATTGAATAACTTGGAATAACGTACTATATTTTGAAATTTGAACTTCACTTCCGTCACATAACAAATATCCTGTTGGAATAATCGTTCCTGCAAACGGAAATATTGCGCCTACCGGTACCACTGGTAGGTTAGAAATAATTGTTTGTTTCGATGTTTTTCTTAAAATAGTATTAGTAGTGTTAGTTAACGGATTTGTAGTCGTTCTGCTAATCAAGAAATAATCAGTTGACTTAGTATCAGTTACTTCTGTTCTGTCTGCAATAATAGTCGAACTTACACTTGTATTAAATGTTGCTGTTCCGCCTGCACCAGTAAATGTTAAATTATCACTAGTTATATCGCCAGCAAGATTAAATATGGTCGATGTCGCTAGTGAAGTCGAACTACCATTTATGTTACCATTAAATGTTCCGGTAAAAATACCTAAGAAATTCGATGATCGGTCTGACTTACCAAATGTAGTAGCATATACGTTTCTAAACGAAATAGTATCAGAACCGATGTCGTAATAACCATTAGCAGACGATGTTCCCGGAATCATTACTGAACCAGTCATTGGCTGTAAATTATTATTGAGATTATTAAACGATATAGATCCATTTACAATCGAATTTCCGCCAACATATAATCCCTTGTTAACCGCTAATCCGCCGTTTGTTACAATGCTAGCGTTCGATATACTTAATAATCCATTAGTTTTTATGTCGTTTGTTCCATTTACTACTATCTGTCCGCTAATTGTAGGGACACTAACAGTATCGTCTTTAACTGTAACAACACCGGCGACATCCAATGCTGTCGCCGGTGCTGTATTATTAGGACCAACTCCGACTCGTGCATTGGCATTAAGGTATAGTACAGATTCCGACGCACCGGTACTATTTTTTAGTAGGAAGTTGATTCCCCTACCTGATGTATTTGAATTAAAAATTACTACACTTGTTGAAGCACTAAGATTAAAACTTAAATCACCGCCTATACTAATACCACCGTCGCTTCGAATGTTAAGAGGATTATTTGTGACACTTACAATGTCACTTCTTAAAAAGTTGCTCGAATTAACAGTTGTACCATTTACGTTTAATGCGTCTGCTTCGCTTGCTCTTCCCCAAAATTTTGTAGGTGCGGTTGTACTAGACTTGTTAACTGAATTTAACGTAATTCCTTGATTAATCGAAGAAAACCCTAATATAGTAGTCTTTGGTGTAAATGCTGCATTACTAACTATTGCAACTAGCGTACCGTCAGAGTATATTCCGGTTACATTGTGTGTTACGTTACTGATATCTGTGATAGGTACAACTTGTGAACCGGTTTGAAATCCTGCACTAAACTGAGGTCCTACTAATAACCATGTTGATCCTGAATACACATACACTTGATTATTTGCGGTGTCTACCCACATATCACCAGAAAGTGCCGATGTTGGTGCAATGTTTGCCTTTCTAATCGATCCGACTGGATTCCATTGTGTTCCGTTATAAACATTAAGTTGATGATTGCCTTTATCGTACCATAATTGCCCTTCAAGAGCTTGACCGCCATTTGGTTGATTTTCAGGCGATGCTACGTTTGCAAAATTTTCTAGCAAATGAAGGAAATCTTCTGCAATAATAGGACCGTAACTTGAATAATTTTTACCTACAAATGTAAGATTAGTGGAATTATTAAGTTGTTGATCTTGTATAGTAATCGGTGCATTAGACGGATTTGTTGAAGTAATTGTATAACTCATATTGTATTACCCCATTAATCCTGTTAGACTTTGAATTCTTACAGTATAATCGATTTGTATTAAACGATTTAACGACTTTTGAACTGGGTGGAAAATTACATGTGTTAATAATAATCCAGTACCGTTCAAATTATATGCAACTAATCCTAATTCATCAAAAACGTAAGAACTATTGTTATTAGTTGTATTGTCAAACGCTAACTGATCTGCAGGCTCACCGTAATCTAATAAACACGTAACAAACACATCAGTGTAAGTTGTTCCAGTAACATGTCTTGTTTCAATAAAGTTTCTAGTAGGATCAGTATTATTACTCGATGTATCATTAACAACTTTAATATATGTTTGATTATATAAACTCGCATTTGACCCCGAACTATTCGGCGACAAATACGTAATAATACCTGTTGGATCTACTGCTGTACCTCCATTACCAAACGCCATTTGATATACGAAACTATCTCCGGTATTTGCAATAGATCGAGCTAATGCTATACTCATATTTTCATAATGAATTGCATTCCTTTTATTAACATACGTAATTTTTTCAACAGGATCATGAATATGAATATGACCTTCAATATGTATGCCTGTTAATTCTCTTTTTTCCATACGAAACTCTCTTTATTGTATATTTATCAAGCACATTAACTACTAATTTAATTCAAATTATCCCAACTTGTACCGTTAAAAACCTGTAATTTTAAAGACGAACTATTAAATAGAACTGAACCAGGTACTACACCCGTTAAATTATTTCTTTCAATAACAGAATATGACGGAAATACTATAGGTGCTGTCGGAACAATATTACCTCGAATAATACCGTCTGATATAATCGACGGAGCTGATATTGTTCTGTTAGAATTTAATTTTAAATTAACAGCATCATATGTTACAATTGCATACGGTGTATTCAACGTAGGTTCTATCAGATTAATTTCAGCTACAACTGCATCTAATGTTATTGTATTATTAGAGATGTCAGTTTCATAATCGGAAATTTGTGTCTCATTTGAAATAATTTGGCTGTTAAGTTGAGCTATATGTGTTGTTCTATTTTGAGAAGGCGGTTGGGCTTGCCAATACGCCAAATCGGTTTGTGCCGAAGCCAATGCTGTTTGTGCTGTTGATAACTGTGAATTTAAAGTTCCAATATTATCCTCTAATGAACTTTGTTGGTTTAATAAATTTTGATAAAAAGAGTAAGCAGCACTAGCATTTCCGAGCACGTGAATTTGTGTAGAATCTATATTACCAGTTACATTCCCAGTTACATTCCCAATTATATTACCAGTTACATTCCCAGTTAAGTTACCAGTTACATTCCCAGTTACATTCCCAGTTACATTCCCAGTTAGCGAATTAACTGAAATCGTTATATTCTTTGTTGTATTATCAGTTGAGATTGTAACATTATCGCCTGCTACAAAAGAAAGAGTTGTTTCTAAGGAATCAGCAATAACAGTATCGTGCCCTGCAACTTCAATTTTTGATATAGATCCTCGATTCGGTTGGCTATTTGTAATTACAAATCTTCCTAGCGAGCCTGAGATTGCAATACCTTGCCCGGCTGAAATATTTGTTACGCTATTACTAATTGCTGAATACAGTTCAGTAAAATTAGAATTAACTTTTAACGCACCTTGTCTAAGAGTATCTCCGGTTCCATCATTGGGGGTTAATCCGACATTAATTAATTGCTGTGACATCTTTATTATCCTTGGTCAAATGTATTTTTTGCATTATCAAACGATGCATTATATGTATCTAATGTAACTGTTGTTTTATTACTTTCATATTTATTGATACCGGTATACCAAATACCCGGCGTTTCTTTTAAGAACAATGCGATTTTGTTATTATCATATAAAATATTAGTTGTAGAATCCCATTCAACGAGTGTTCGTTTGATTACTGTAACTCGTGTACCTACCGCAAGTAAATTTGTTAATCGAATTTCCTTACTAACCCCATCAACTGCAAAGTCCGCATCAAATCGGATGTCTCCTTCTGGGCTAGTCGGTGCTTGATTAACATTAAACATGCTATATGGCTCTTTTCTTAACCGTATGTTACCGATAAAGAATGTCCATCGTGTAGAATCATCCCTAAAATATGATGAACTAGTATGTTCACTAATGCATCGATAGCTATAAGATCCCACATTAACAATTGTTCCAACTGTATAATGAACGTTTGATGCCCATGTTAATGAATTATCGTATCCGCCAACAAATACTTCAATATCATTACATTGCTGATACCCTACCGGAATCGAAGAATACAACTCCCAATATTGGCCATTTGTTGGTACAATAGATGTTGGATTTACTGTACTAGCAACATATGATAACATGTTGACATAATAGTATCCGTTATACGATACTACATCATTAACCGAATACCCAACGGTGTTACTAAATGAACCCTTTAATGTATATCCATAATCAGTAAACCACGAATTGTTAACTGTTAAAGACGGTACAAAATTTATCGGAATTATATGATTATGATTATTAGCATTAGTTATAGTATATTGTTCAACTATTGTATTATCTGCATACGGAATATTTTCATCTGATCCAATATCTTGTACATACGATCCTGCTTTATGTACAGGAGATACACCGGTACCTAATGTGCCTCTTCTTAGTTGTCCTAACACATAAAATATAAGAATACCGTTTTCTCTATGTTCATTTATAGTAAAGTATTCGATGCGTTCTCCTCGAATTTCAACTACACCTGGACGATTTTTTGAAGGATTTGGCAGCGTAAAGGTACTAGCATCAACTACTAATATTGTTGTGTCGTTATATAAAAGATCACTATATAATTTTGAACGTTTATTTAAACTTAATCTCTTATATTGATATCGATTTAACATATCTTTAAACTGCATGTACGATATGCCCGATTCTAATATGTTATCATCAAATGTGATTAACGTAAATTCGTCATTAGTATTAGGCGCTGCTGCTAAAGTAACGCTACTTCTGTCGTCATTTAATCTAAAATCAATACTTGGAGTTAAAATCTTAGAATTCCTAATAATCCAAATATAATCATCGTCAACTACTGTTCGTCCTAATTGTAGTTGTCCATTGAATATTTTTAAATGTGTAAAATAATCAATTGTATTTGGAGTTAAGGAATTATTAGTCGTTACGTTTATTGCTGTACGATTAATATTTAACACGTCATGTTTATAGAAACTAATAATTTCAACTAATTCATTATTATACTCAACATCAAATGTAATCGATGCCACCGACGATGTAGTTGCCGGAGTATAAAAATATCCCGGATGTTGTTTAATACTAATAGTCAACTCGGCACCAACATACTTTTTAGCAATAGTTTTTGTAATCTTAATTGACATATTACTGCCGTCGAAAATATAATCAGTATTTGGTTTTAATACCGCTGTTCCACTAATAATAACCGAAACATCATTGACGTCGGCGGTGTTAGGTAATGCAGCATCTGATGATATAGTATAAATTAAATCAGCATTAGTAGTTGCTTTCCTAATAGTGTGATATATGTTATTCGGTCCTTTTAGAATATCTTGACCGACCCGTACAAGCATATTAGATTCATATGGTTTTGAATCACCGATTGTATTCTGCAACGGATATACTAGCGATCCGTTAGTCTGGATAGTTTCGGATTCCATTATCGAATATGTTTGATCACTTCCGCTCACAATAATATAACTAATTTGGTCACCGACTGCTGGAGGAGTATTAAAGTTTATTCCTACTAATTTTGCAAGTTCATATGTGTCATCAGTCTCAAATATTTCATAATTTTTAGAACTTAACATGTTACCGTTGACAAAAATTGATATGGTTAATAAAGCTAACCAAGGTGCAGTAGTGATATATTGATCTGTCACTCCGTCGCCGACAAACGAGTTAAAGTCTAAAATATTTGATCCGCTAACCCCAAACGAAGTAATAGAAACAATAGTTCCAGTTATAGGAGGGTCAACTAATACTACTGTTCTAACATTAAATTGATAATCTATAGTGTATTCATCCTTAGACAAAATCGTAACATTAGTATATTGGTTAGTAGGATTATCATACCCAGAAATTAATTTAACCAATAATGCTTGTCTGTTATTAGGGTCTTGTGTAATCTCAAATTCTGTTCGACTACCGTCCCCAATAAATGTATCTGTTTTAATTTTTGCAGAACCGCTAAAAGGACGATCATATACCTTAATTGCAACAGTATCAACAACTTGTCCAGGAACAATTTCTTCTGTTGCAGAACTAGTTGTCTGAGTAACGAAGCCATCGCCATCTATAATAATGTCATCCGCTGCAAGCCCAGTTGCAGTAGTATACACCCCACCGATGTTAGATAATGCTCCGCCATTTATTGCAGTATCATAATCGTCAGGTATAGGAGCCAACGATCCATCACTTGTACTTTGTCTAAAGATAAATGTATCTCCGATATGTACTGTAAATGTGTTCGGTACGCTAACTGTAGAAGTACGGCCGTCCATTATAATCGGAGGCATTATTGCATAAGGGTTATCCCACTGCGCATGTCCTATAAATCCAGGGTTATCTAATCTCACAGCGTTTACTTTATTAGTACCGTTTGGTGCATAATATACATTAATTTCTGTTCCCGAAGCCGGAACATAAGGTAACGTAAAAGTATGTGTAACTGAAGTCAATGTTACAATATAATCTGTAAATGTATCATCTGAACTGTCCCATCTATCACTAAAATATGGAGAACCGTCCCATCCGTAATACATGTCGAACCCGATTCCATTAACAGTTACCCCGCCGTAATCAACTCCGGACATTAACTGATCTAGGTCTTTACCTGTCTCACCTGTTGCAGGATCATAATAATACTGAATTCTGTCCGCTGCATTTAAAACCAACCAATCTTTAATGTAAGTAACTTCGATAATTGACCCTTTAATTGGGGCAGTATTAAATGTTATTAATCCAGAATATCTTGTATATCCTGATGACTTCGATTTAACAACTGTCAATGTGTAATCATCTCTTAATACATTAGAACCATTTACAGTAACTGAAGAATAACCAACACGTACATCAGGAGCCCATGCTAAAGTAAATTGCTTCTTAGATCCAGTTCCAATTGCTGTTTCAAGTTCCTGTAATTCTGTTATAAAGTATTTTTGTGTAGTTCTATCAAACTTAATACTAATTAAATTAGAACGTACTACTCCGTTGCCTATTTTTGCAATTACTTTAGCAGGAGATCCCGAAGACGACAAACCACCGTTAATTTTAACTGTTGGTACACTTAGATATTTTGAACCGCCATTAATCAGCACGATTCTATTTACAGTTCCTTTTGCAATATATGCAATTGCATGTGCGCCCGATCCACTATTACTAGTAATTTCAACAGTCGGTTGGGTGATATATCCGTTACCGCCGTCGACTATTACTAATTCAGTAATACTAAATCCAACATTATCTGCCCAAAACTTCCACGGATATGTTTCAGTTATAGTATCATATGACACAATTGTATCGTTCGAAACTTCTACTAATGCTGGAACTAATTTACCGTTTTCTAATACTGTCGGTAAGTCAAAATCGGTTGCTGCTTGATAGTTAATATCTACTGAATTGTAATTACTTACGTATTCTCTAATTTTTGTTCTGTAAGGTTTTACCTCAGACACATATGATTGAAAATCAGCTAAATGATCATTATTGTACGTAACTTTTTGAATTAAACTACCAACATTGTGTTCAGCTTTGATAAAACTAGTTTTGAATATCCAGTCAACATATAATTGTTCACTAAGGATATATCGTACAGATGTAAAGAATAAATTTAAGTACTCTTGAACTAAATCACCAACAAAGATATCATACTTAAATGCCTCAAATATGTATCTTAATTCAGTTGATGCATAATCGTCGTATACTTCTAAATCATACAATGAACTATCATACCCATACACAGTATTATCAAATTCGTACAACGACGAACTAAGTTGAATGGTACCATCCTGTAATCCAACAATACTATAACTTTGTGTCCAATCAATACTAGACGAGTCAGCATATTTTTCTAAAAGAACCCATTTACCAGAATTATTAGTTAATACTTTAACTAAACTACCAACCAGTGAATATAGATCTTTTAATTCAATAAATGTGTTAACTACAAAATTAACTACTGTAAATTGATTGTAACCAGGGGCATACCAATCAGTATAATTCCAGTATTGGGTTGTGTCATATGCCTGGGTATCAACTTTTGACCAAACAGTATTAATCGAATCATAATAATAAATGCTCCACTTATTTTTTGCGGTTGAATCATTTCTTACTAATGTTGAATACGTTCTAACCGACAATATTGTACTACTATCATATCCAATTCCAGACGATATGATTTCAACTCCATTGATTTGCCCATACGAATTAATTTTAGTTTTTAAAATTGCACCAGATCCCGATCCAACTATGTCAATAAACGGAGCGTTAATATATCCTTTTCCTGCATCAACAATAACTATATCGATTATTCTGCCATTAACGATAGTAGGAACAATCGATGGCATTACAAAATCGCTAATATTAATATAACTTAATTCTTCTACGGTATCAATAACTGTGTCATACACTCCGTCAACCGTCGTCGGTATTGGTTGTGCTGCCTCTAATCTTGATAAATCATATTGATTAACAATTTGATGTTTAATTAAAACGCGATTTGCTTGTTCAATGACTTGCTTTAACGCTTCAAATCGATTAACAACCATACTTTGACGAGGACGATTCTCAACACCATATCGAATTTTCACCGGTAATTGTAAATCTGGAACGGTACGATTCTTTGCATCAGTACCACATAAACTATCGATCCACTTTTGTTCAATTAATTCAGGTAATTTAGTAGTAGGATCAGTACTAATTAATTCCCACTGGCTATGAATATTTTGATCAATCTTGTCAATAATCCAGTATTGTACCGACAATACTATATCGCTACTTTGTAGTAACGGTTTAACATTAAATAAACTAAATGAATTAACACCAGTAAAGGCAATAAATTCATACCCGTTACCGCGAGGGTTGCTAATTAAATTAGCAACGTCATTTGCCGAAATATTTCTATTACTTACATCCGGTACTAATGTTTTATTTTTAACCCAAAAATAATATGTATTAGAAAACACCTCATTCAATTCATCATATTTTGTAATTATTGAGTATGCACTATTTCCATATAGGCTAGTACCACTAATACCTCTTGCTAGTCCAGCTGCTGTGTCAGTTGTTGCATCCCAATCCGATGGTAAAATTGATGATTCAACCCATTCATAAATATCGATACTTGCGCCCGGGAATAGTTGATTCCATGTGTTATTTCTATAAACTACATCAGAATCATAACAGTTAAAGAATTTTGCAGTTCTTAAATCCCACCATAATTGCCCAACTTGTGCAGTCGTCCATGCTTGCCCTGAGCTACTAGGAATGGTGCCATCGCTATTTGAATATACTGCCGGATCAAAATAAGATTTGTACGTTAGTTCTTCGTCGGCGACTCCTAAGATTTTACCCTGTAACGGGTCAACGACATCAAGATGTGTGACTATCGTATCTGTTTTTTTGTTATATAAAAACGCCTTCTTTATCTTCTTTACATCAACTTTATCAATTTCTTGATTAACGATAGTCCATGTAAATGAATTAATCGGTTTTTTATATTCGTACACAATACCCGATCTAACATTAAGATCAAATCCGTATATAGAACTTAGAATAACAGTATCGTCGCCTGTTGATATACTGTATCCATATTGCGACTCGTTATCATCTAAATTGTCTAAACTTTCAGTAAATATCCAATACGAACCATATTGATCATAAATGTCAACGCGGCCTTCACCTTTAGTAGCTAAGGAGAATATTGTCGATTTTTCATCAAATGTTGTATTGTTTTCATCAAATATAATCGGATCATATCTTACCGAACTACGACTAAAGACCACTAATGTATCAAAATCATTCATGAATGAAACGTAACTACCAAAATGCTGAGAAGTTTCGGGAGCTATATTAGTAATCTTTTGATATGGTACATATTGTGTATCTCCATATTCGTATATTTCTACTTTACCTTCATTAATTTTTAAACCGTCATATAATACAGAAGAAATTACAATGTAATCTGCTGCATAAGATACATCAACTCCCTGGCCAAATCCCAACCCGTCACCTTCTGTATCTGTAATAACTTGTGACAAATAATAACTTATACTATCGTCAGAATTATATACAAATACTCGTCCCGGATTAACAGCACCTATTATAGATACACCTGCTGAGCATATTAATAACGTCGAAACATCTTTACTCATAGCCATACGATAACCAAAATTACCGCCAATTGCAACATTATTATGAGTTATCCCTACTTTGTCTTGCCAGGTCCATTGAAGAATAACAAATTCTAATATACCGACCGGCTGACTGTCAGGTTCAACATCAGACTGAATTGTTGTACTATCAATTATCCTTGCTACAATTTGCCCGGTTGTAAATCCAGTCCCCACTATACTCATGCCTACTGCAATTTTAGCAGTATTAGAAACTTTAATTATTGTACCATTACTTCCAATCGGATTATAATACACACTTGCATAAATCACCGGTTGGTATGTTAATTGATATACTACCCCTTTACCGTTATTGCCGCCTGGAGCATTTATAAAAAATGTTCCATTACCAAAGGTTAAATTTGCACCAAATTGTTCGTTCTCAGCAGGCGATGGGCTAATAATGGTATCAACTAATGTAATGATGTTGTTATCGTTTACTTTATAAAGTGTTACTGCACCTTGCTTCATTAATGACGAATTAGTGCCGCCTGCATCGACTGGAATATATTGTGTAATATTCCAATAATCTGCCCAAAGCGTAACTATAACACCATTTGAATTAGTGTCGTTTGTTAATGTAAGTTCGTTACCTTCAAATGTATCAGATACTGTAAATGCAGTATCACTTAAAATTCTTGAAACATAATAAACAACATCTGCAATTAAATTGCCAATAGTCTGCTTAAAGATAATAGATTGCCCTGGGTTAGCTGGGCCTGATCCTAATTGATTAATAACTCGATTGTTACTAATCGCAGTAACTAAACAAGTCGGAGGATAGTCTTCTGGTACATTTTGTGTTGCCTTATAAAATTCTCCCGAAATAGGATCACGTATAATATCCTTAATATTATACGATGATAAATGTTGCCATGCTCCTTTATATCGAGTGCATACATGAGATGCTTGAGGAATACCAACCGCTACCCAATTATCTGCTGCTATAATCTCTTGACTCGAAATTGCTAATATATCACCAATATAATGATTAGTAAAATTAGGGTCGGTATAAGTTGATATAAATTCAGGCGGTACTGTTTGACGAACGAGCCACGATGAATTTAAACTTGCTTTGTCACGGACATAAAGTGTCCCGCTGTTGTCAGTTGTAACCAAAAAATCTGTTGAATTTGTGGTTGCAATGCTAAGACCGTATTGTGAAAAAGCATGAGGAGAAGTATTAATTATTATTGATTGATTATATACTTTATTGTATTCCCAGGTTGCCCATTGGCCGTTTCCATTACCATTTTCATCTGTCCACATTAATTCATTAGGTAATAAATTGAGAGAAGTAATCGGCTCTGCAGAATCGATCGAGCTTGTCCGTTGACTAGTTAAGGTAAACACAACTACATTTGTTTGATCAGTGAACGTAACTGATGCAGGGGTAGACGATGACACTACATTAAACGCATTTAAATTAACCGATACTACTTTATAAAATCCTGCAAGACTACTATCAACTTGTTCTAAGGCAATTACTGATCCAACTTGTACCGTAACAAGTGCATCTGTAGTAATTTCGAGTTCTTGCACACCGTTAACAATTACTCCAACAATATCTAATACATTCATATAGGCGCTTGAATACCGATAGACATTCCAATCTTGTTTATCAAACCCACACCAAATATAATCTCCCATATTAATCAGAGACCATGCAGTTGATGTATCACTCGGTGCAACATTGATATTATCTATCTTTGCAATATAAATTTTATATTTTCCGGTATGGTCGGCGGCGTAAGTCACAATATTAGTTGCATAGTATTGAACGCCGCTGTCCCAAACTGTGTTAGTTAATAATGCATCAAGTGTGCCTATTGCAACTTTAACATCAGTTAATCTTGCGTACCCTGCAGATCTTAAGTAAGGATTAAAATTTGCTAATACTGGCCACGGTGACGATGTATATCCTAAAGGCTTTAAATATACATCATTCGGAGTTTGTACTATTGTTAAATTATCAAGCGATGGTGACACAATACCATATGTTAGTGAGAATGCCGCACCTGATCCTAAATTGCCGGAAGTATCTGTAATTGTCCCCACTGACGAAAACGATCCAGAATTTACAATTCGATTAATTGCAATAATTTTTCCTGTACTATCTGTTCTAACATTAAAGACGCAGGTACCAGTCGACGTTGTTACCGTTAAATTAAACTTTTCGTTACTTTCATATCCCGATCCGCCATTTGTTATTTTTACATCTGTTACTGTGTAACTTAATGTTTGATATATTGGCGGTACAGTATCAAGAAGCTCTACACCTTGAGGATTATTATTAAATTTTGCTTCGTCTAATATAAATTCAATTTCATTAAATCCAGAATTTGCACCGTATTGGCCGACACGAACTGCCCATTCTTCGTAGAATTTTAAACTTTCTTTTCCTTCTTCTGTTAATACATTAAACAGATTATTAAAAACATTTTGTGTCCCTTTATCTCGAATCATACCTTGATAGAACTTAAATTCGGACACATCATCCTGGATGATATTATCAAGATATTGTCTCTTTTGATAACCAATTAAATGATGCGCCATTGTCTGCTGATTACTATCAAAGTTATCGCTATCTAGACTATAAAAATCAGTAAACTGACCTGCTTTATAGGTCCAATTTGGTATCAACTTAGGGCTCGGTTTTGACGACAGTTGAGTCCATTCTGATGGAGTAAACGCGCTAGTTCCTGGTAAAAATGAATTTGCACTATAATAAAATTGCTGATATTTTACAACATCACCGAGCTGATAATCTTGCCACTCAACCCAATTTTTAAATACTGCTTGATCAAAGATAAATCCAGGGATGTTAAATGAACCATCCCAAACCGTACTAACATGCGCAGATACTTTAATTCGTTCTTGTCGATATCCAGTCGCCGGACTATAAATTAAATCATTAAAGATCGTTTTTTGATCTAACAAAATTATTTGTTCTTTTTGTACTAGATAGAAGGTTGCATTATAAATTCCATCATTCTCTTCCGGTGAGTAGGTAACTGTATTTTCGTTTCTATAAACATCAATAGTCGACGGATCAATAGGAGTCCCGTCAACTTTAAATATTTCGTAGGTGTAAAACGGATTCGTGATGTCGTCAACTACACAATTGTTCGTTATAAATGTAAGACTTGCAGCCGCAGGGCTCAAAGAAATCACTGAACTGCCTATTGTACTCAGCCCTTCTAACTTAACAAAATCACTACTATTAAAATTACTAGAATTAATCGAACTACGAATCACTCGATAGTAATCACCCTCATATTGAACAATTGTTCCGCCTACAAATTCTATATTAGGTAACCATTGTTTCCATTTATCTTCACCAGTCGACCAATTCTGTGTTGTCCAGAACATGAATTCTTTAGCACTAGTTGTCCAGTTTGTAACTACACTTAATGAATCGCTAAAATTATCAAATCTAAATCCTTGATCTATCAACCATTGTTCATACCCTAATAGAAAATCAACAACATCTTGTATTGTTCTTAACATGGTTCCATAAGACATAACAACAGGATTAGTTCTATTCCATCCTGTTCTTAACCGAGCTGAACATCCTCCGATAATCGGTAAGGTTGGTAATTTTTCATAGTATGCAGTATCTAGAGGGGTACTAGTATTAGTAACTAACACTCGATAAAAATTTTCATTGTATTTTACAATAGTGCCGGCATAATATTCGTTTCCTGCAACCCATGTTGAAAATGTTTCAGATATCCCGCCTACAGTAACATTAATTCCGGTTACATTCCATTGATAATATGTAAAATACGGATCAACTTGACTATATCCTTTAATCTCAAATCCATTTGCTAACTTTGTAATAATTACACCACTATATGTAATCTTTTTAACAGGCGAAGAACTATTTAAAATTAATGTATAGTTTTCGTTAGGAACAAATACTCCACCTGTTGATAACGGAGATCTCGAATCTAATATTAAATTAAATTGTTCTTTACTACTAAATGCACCTGCTCGATAAGATAACTGTGCATTAATATTGTTCAAATCATATATGTATTGAGTATATGCAGTTAAATCTAATCCCACAATATAATCAGTAAGATAATTGATAATACCCGAAGTCTGAATTTTAGTTGCGCTAGAATAGATACTCGGTATTGCAATGGTAGAAGGGTTAACTCTCAATCCAGTGTCAGAGTATATTAGTTGTCCGGCTAAATTTCTAATGACCCTCGACCGATCTAATAATGTCCCAAAAGTTTTTGCAGGATGCATTAGCATTGCTGTAATTAAAAAACTAAATGGGTAATCTGAGCTTCTTCTCCATGCCCCTTCTACCGGTCCTTGATCACCAAAAACAAAATCATCAGCAATTGAAGCTGTCACTGGACCAGTTGCCCATCCAGCTGTTAACGGATCTAATAATGTGCCGTCGCTATCAACAGGAATTCGATTGATTAAATCCGGTCTCACAAAGTTAAGAAGTTTGATCGTTGGAACATTTGGTTGCCTAACAACACCGTCTGTTAAATCTTGCCACATGATTAAATTATCACTAGTATATGGTGCTGAACCATATACTTGTTCCCACCAAGTCGGTTTATCATTAAACCCTAACATTTCCCACGGTGTTTGATCAGGACTATCGGTATCTAGAACATAATTGTAAATTCCTCTCCAATATCCTGGACAACTTGTGCTGTTTGGAAGATCGAAATCTTTATAATTAAATGTTAAACTTATAGTACGATCAAATTTAATATTCTGCGTGTAGTCAGCCCCTACGACTTTAACCCATTTATAAAAATTAGGCGCTAATATTTCATTAAATTCAGTTAAGCTATATTCGGTTGTTCTATTATAACCAGGAATAATATCGTAGATATCAAAAATACTAGAATCATATTTTACCTTTATATTGTTGTAAATTCTTTTTTCTAATTCTAATAAAATTGCATCACGGAAATCTGTAAACACTCCATTTACAATTTCACCATACAGCACAGTATGACTGCCGTCGTGCCCTTGAATCATCCATGTTGGATTCAATAATGCAGTATCTAAATATGCTCGAGGGTCGTATGTTGGCCATATACCTAACTTCGACGGTGTAGGTGGAACAAAACATCCGTTTGTACTGTCATATTCGTTGATGGTTATTATATCGTCGTTATGCAATTCTGCAGATATTATAACAAATCCTTGATCATCAAAAGAATAATCATGTTCATACAACAATTGTGTTCCATTCAAATATACTAATACCGCCGTTGTCGATAATGAATCTAAAGAAAAAACGTTGCTTAATGGATAAGATTTAATTCTATAGTCAATTACCGAAATCTCAGTTTTGATACTTGGGCCAAATGGAACCATATCACTAAAATAATAAGGATCAGTGTTTGGTCGGTCTTTGGTCATCTTTTGTAGAATTAAATCAACCATAGTAGTCGGATTTGTATCTACCCCTAATGATTCAGAAGTTTTTATAAAGTTTCTCTTGAATTTACTATATTCAATTTTTGAATGTTCGATCGCACGAACAATATTATTCTGTTCCGATGTAATATGATAAATTGAAAGGCTCAAAGGTGCGCTATGCTGGAGGAACTTAGTACCATATAACGTAATGTTTCCTAAATCTCGTAAATTATTTGTACCCGGTGATGTACCAACAAACGATATAGTGTTAGGTAAATTATCGACAATCGAATTTACATGATCAATCACTTCTCCTAACGAAAAATTGGTTATCAACTCATTAAAAGGATTATTTTGTAAATTATACGGAATTTCATAAAACCCGTTGCTATTGATTGCTTGTTTAGAAAACGCTCGCATAGTCAATACATCACTAAGAGCAATATCATTAACTAGTGTAATTTGTTTGTATAAAGGATTTCTAATTGCAGTTGTATCAGTTGTAAAATTCCAATTAACGGAATCAAGACGAATACCGTTAACATAAATTACTAATTTTAAATCATCTAACCCATTAATATTATCAAAAATATCCAGAGGGAAATTGTTAATCCACCCAGAATTTTTATAGATTCTAATTGCTGCTTGTGTTGTTGTATTAGCAGAAGTTTGCCAGCCATTAACATAACTCAATACATTATTGTTGTTTGTTTTAACAAGATAACCAACATTGATATTTTTTGTAATAATCTTTGAGGTGTCTTTGTAACTAAACGAATCAGTTGCTAAATCAAAATTAAATAATATATCGCCAATGTTGTTTATATTACCGTAAGACAGAGGAAATCCTAATACAGTATCATCTGATCCTGTTCCTACCTTATATGAAAATAACTTAGTTCCAATAAAGGTCGAACCTGCATAGGTAGATTTATTACCATAACTAACATTATTGTCATCAACAATATCGAATAACGGAGTTTGATTTAACTGGTTTTTTTGTTGTGCTATATTCCATGATACTCCGTCGTACCAGTACATATATCCTTGAGCACTTTTACCTGATCGAATTAAAACAACATCATTTAGATTAGGTGTTGCATATTCTACTAAATTAATCAATCTAACGTTACTAGTTGAATTATGGACTGTAACAAAGTTAACTTGATATATTTTGTTTACAACCTGCATATCAGTATCTGCGGTAACTAAAATCAGTTGGCCGTCGATTAGGTCTATACCATCAATGTTATATCCAAGTTGTCCTTCGATATTTGAAAAAATATCCGTTGTAAATGAATCAACTAAATCAACATCTGTAATTGCATTAGTTCCAAAATTAAACAACTTTAATCCGGTCTCAAATTCGATAATCGGACGAGTCGCTCTTGCCGTTTGATCCAACGATGCTACAGTTCCGTTTAGTTCTGCACTTTTCTTAATTACGTCAATATGAAACCATCTATTATTACGACTCCATGGATTATGATCATTGCTGCTACGATCAATAACAATATAATCAGGAGTTTGAGGATATGATGATGCATTACTAAATGGTAGCGAATCAAACGGAGTATCATCAAATAACACCGATTCAGTAACAGTATATGGGCCGATAATTTCTAATGTAGATTCATTTATTAATCGAATACCTGTGCCTACACCTTCAACATAAAAATGTCCAGTAGCATACTCATTCGGAGTTACTGTACCGATAAAGGATACCTTCATTCCATTACTTAAAGATGTACCGTTTTCTAAAGTAAAAGTCTTCTTTCCTATAATTTCTTTTTCAACATCAATAAACGTATTTTCGTTGATCGAATATATCTCAAAAATACCGCCTACATCCGCATTACTTTCACTTACATAATATAAAGTTTTTGGTGCATTATCCGGTACTGTAAAAGTTATTGTGCCGTTTTCTACTGCATAACCGTCGACTCCGACATCGGTATACCTATCTAAAAATCCAACAGTTCTTGCAGTTTTAATAGAAAACGGGTTACCTGGACTACTAATATCAAAAATGTATGTTTGACCTTTATATAACTTGATCGTCGGATTCGGCGTTAATCCAAGCACTCCGTTTGGTGAAAATATATAAACGTTATCGCCTAAATCATTTTGTATCGATACATCATAAGTGCTTATAATCTTTTGTTGTTGCCCAGAAATCTGAATAGACGATGGGCCATATGGTAACCAATAATAGTGTTGAAAATTTACAAATTTATCCCAATTAATATGCGGATCCCAACTATAAAACTCTTCAGAATTTAATCTAGCGTGATTTGTAACATTGCTACCGAATACCCCAAGTTGGTTAATATAGTCTTGGTAATCTTTAAAAACGTATTGTTACCCGACTCATCATTAATAACTAAGCCCGGCTCTAATTGATAATTTTGTCGTGTCAAATCAGCTGCATGAACAAATACATCATTGCCTGTGGTTGATTTAGCATATTCACGACCGATATATCCATTAATCTTTTTAACAGTCCCTGGTTGTATTAATTGATCAACTGTAGCGTGTAAGAATTTTTTATTTGCATCAGTACGATAATACTGTGGTAAAAATTCTGAACTTATATTTGTATTATTTCCGGTTGGGTTACTGTTATCAGCCATTAGATGCTCCATAAGGTGCGCTTGTTACATTTTGTGATGTAGAAGTATTAGTAGTAGTTCCAGTTATTGCTTTAAGTACTGTTGGGGTTAATGAAGAAACGATCTCGATATCATTAACTGTTGCGCCATTAACAAATAATTGATCACTAGCAGCAGTGATTTCAAATAGATTGCCAAATCCTATACCGCCCTGACGAGGAACCACAACAAAACTTGTAATATTCGGTGCCAACTGTTGCATGACATATGCAGCCAGTTCTGAAAAATAAAATGTATCGCCAAAGTCCCAATTTTCTAACGCAAAGAACTGATTAATTGCAGCTAATACACTTGTTTGTATATAATTATCCGAATTAACTTGAGCTGGATTTTTTACAACTTTAAATGATGCTTGTACATCAGGTGTTGCATATGAGCCAAACAGTATTTTGTAAGTTGCCGAATGGTAAACAATCTCGTCAGACATCGACTTAATAAGATTTAACTTTGGTGCTAAAATATCATATAATTCGTCAGAACCTGGAGGTAATGGTTTTATTATTGTAGACGGAGATGCTAGCCATTTTCTAAATGCAAGGTCATAACTTGTAGTTAATATATACACATCAACGATATTACTCGGACTTGGATCAATACGCGACTCGTAGTTTGCACTATGTACATACTGGAATTTTAGGTTATCTCGCCCAACATACACTTTATAGTCCAATGTAGGTTCTAATGTTGCTGTACTTAAATTCAACTTAACTACTGTATCAGTATCGATAAAATAGAAATACTGACTATCGTTGTAATTTATTAACGGACCCATTGAGCTTTGACTGCTAAGAATCAGTACAATATTCTCCGAATTACTAACGTAGGTATAGTCCTCTTGATCTACATTAACAAGGTATTTCTGTTCAACAATATATTTAGAAGTTGGATTTACTGACGGATTAACAATATCAATAAAATACTCTGGGTTGTCAACAACACCATTATTATCAGAATCAGCAAATGAGATTACTAATTTTGACGGATCAACATATCCATCAGTACCAATGTATTCAGACACGATGTCCCACTTTAAATCAGTAGTAAATGGCATTGTAGTATCAGGTTGCGTGTTAATACTAAGAAGAGTAATACTGTCTTTAATTAATTTATTATTAGATACATCGAAAATTCTATGATTGCTATTAAAGTAAAATCTTATCTGAGCATCACTTTCAAAAATATATTGCTGCTCGCGAGATTTAACCGTATAAACAACATTGTCTGTTGTGAACAGTATTAACCAACTCGAATCTTGTTGTTTATTAGTAGTATCGCCTTGATATGCTAAACTAAAATCAGTTGTTAAATTTAAATTCGATTCGTAAACAATTTGCCATGCTTGTGTAGTCGCATTATAACTTAATCCAAACGGATTATTAGCAAAAATTAAATCAATCATAGTTGTTATAACTGTTGGACTAATAGTAGTAATCCATGCAGGAATAATCTGATCAATAATAGGATAGATTCCATTTAATGTATCAAATTTTTGATTTAATACAATTGGTCCAAATCCAGATGATAACATTCCGGTCCCGGTTGCTGTTCCGTCGTCGACTATTGAAACTACCTCTGCCCATACTGATATTTCTGCACCCGGACTCGTTCCATTCCCTAAGACTAATTTATTCGAGTTTAATGTATCAAAATAATAACCTGCAGGAGCAGTAAATTTAATTAATGCACCCGGTATAAAGTATTTTAAATCGTTGGTGGTATAATTTCCAACCTTGTATATTGTAGAATTGTTGTTAGCATCAACAATATATCCGCTAGACATACCGATATCA